TATCGAGGCATTTATTTAAGAACTCGAGTGATGAATCGAATAAGTATGCCTTAATCCCATTATTACCCAATGGGTCATTAATTAACCAGTTATAATTCTCTAACTCTAATTCTTTATTATGAAAGTCCTCATCAACCTTCCGTAAGTTTTTCCTAATCTCTTTAAGTTTTTGTTTATACTTTGGAGACATAACCTTAAGCTTTTCCTGTTTGAGCTTATCCAAATCTTCGTCAATAGAAGCAATATCAGAAGCAATATCATCACAATCAGATTTCAATTTCTTATATCTATCATTTACACTACTAAGTTCTTCTAATCTCTCTAAAGCCTCTTGATATTCTTTATCATATTTGTCAAGGTCAGAGAACGCTTTATATATTGATTTAGCATCACGTAATGCACGTTTGTAGTGACCAGCTTCTAACTGTATTACTAATTCTTTAATTACTTTCTTGAGTGGTACATTCGATAGATTCTTTGCATCTTTTATCTTACTCCTCAAATCAAGGATTAGTTCATTTTGTTTTTTAATCTTTATCTGAAGCGAAGCATCTACTTCATCCTTAATTTGTTTTTGTTTCTCAATCAGTAACTTAGTTAGCTTTTCTCTATCTTGTTTTAACTCTCTTCTTTCTTCTTTGATTTTTTGCTTGAAGGATTTTTCTCTATCTCTCATATCGAAGTAAGCCTCCTTATTAGCCTCTAATTCTTTCTTAAGCATTTGAGACTCATGCTCTACTTCGTTTATTTGAGATATCAAGTTATTTTTATCTTGTAATGCAATGCCTTTAGCAAGGTTTAAGAACTCCAAATCGAATACTTCTTCGAATATCTTTTTCTTATCAGAATTAGATTCTTGTATGAGTCTTTTTATACCTTGCCCAAACATAATTGAGTTCATAAACAGAGTATATGATAAACCTATCTCTCGGTTTATGGCATCTTGTATCTTACCCTTACCTTTGATATCAACTATATCCCCATCCTTCATGAAGATAAGTCTGTCTTTACCTTTAGCACCATCCTCAAGTACTTCATCATACTTTTGACACCTAACTATCTTATATGTATGAGAATCTTTCTGAAAGTATACTTGTACCTTAGTACCCTTGTAATCTTTGGGCCTTACTTGCTTCCAGGTATTTACCTCAGAAACACCCTTTAGGTTTTTCCCATATATTGCCCATACCAAGGCAGAGAGAATAGTTGATTTACCTTTCCCATTTGGGGCCTTGATAAGTATGGTACAAGTTGGGTTTAATTGTAGGTGTAAGGATTCTATTGAACAAAATCCTTCTGCCTCTAAGTTTAAGAACGTTAACATGATTCAGCCTTTTTAAGTGTTTCAATTAATAGATTAGTTTTAACCTCATCTTTAATACCTTTCTCTCTTAGGTATCTTTTTGCTAGAGACTTCTTAGAAAGTTGCTTAGTAATCTTATGTTTGTTATTAACTGGAGTACTAGCTTTTTGGGGAATTACTGTATAATAATTACCATCATCCTTAATATCCTCTTCCCTTTCTACATCGATGAACTTTGGGAAATTTTTCAAAGGTACAAACTTCAGAGACAAATCTTCATAGATTTTCCAATACCCTAATTCACAATCTCTATCGGTTCTCCTTTGATGGTTAGGTGCCCCAATCATATAAACCTTCTTTGATAATCTTTGAGGTTTGTGTATATGACCACATAATACTAAATCGAATTTATTGAGAACATTCACATTTAAGTTTTCTACGGAATCTATCTCTCTACCATCGGTATCCTTTGCACCAGGATAATCAGTGTGTAGTAAAAGAATATTCTTTTTACTTTTATCTAATTCTAATTTCTTTAAGTATTCACTTAGACCCACGTTATTATCAATATAAGGAACCCCATATACCATAATATCTTTATGTGTAGAAGATAGTTGGGTTTTTTCATAATCTAATATCATGATACCATACTTCTCTACTTGATAAAGCCAGCTAAAGGGTTTAGTACCAACCTTACTTATTTTCTTAATATCATGATTTCCAGATATGGCATATATCCAAAATCCTTCGATTAGTTCATTATAACATATCTCTGCTAATTCTTGGTCCATTGTTTCGGCCTTATGAAATAAGTCTCCACAAAATAATGCAGGACAGTTAAACCTTCTACATAATTTCCGTATAATCGACAAAACCCTGAAACTATTCAAGGTCCTGTGATTGTTCTCATTAAACTTAGCCCATAGATTTATATGTAAATCTGAAAAGGCTATTGCTATTACTTCTTTCCCCATATCCTATCTAAATGGTAATTGATTTGTTCCGTTCTCATACCTAAATCGAGCTCAGATATACAAATAGTGGGTATTTCCCAATTTGCAAGCAATTCCCCCATAAGAGATGATATCTGAACTTGGAAGAATCTGTTAAGTATTCTCTTACCATTATCTTCCATTGACCAATGCTTATAAGTATCTAGATTTAATGGTAAGAAGATTGCTACATCACATTGATCTTCCATTAAAGTCTTACATTGACAGAAAAAATGTTCCATTTCACATTCTGGTAAAGTTCTTGATTGCTTATACCAAAAATAAGCAGCCAAATCTGCATAACTCCTATCAGTTACGAAGTATTCTCTATCCTTGAATAACCTATTCCTTTTGTTCAGAAGTTGAAAATCTGCTTTATACATTGCCTCCGAACCGAGGGATAATATTTCATTATGTGATACCCCTTCAGTAGCAGGTAATAAATCTGACATACTACCAGAAATAAAAGGTAGATCTTCTCTCTTAGCTACATACTTAGCTAAAGTAGTTTTCCCTATACCAGAGGGACCCACAAACATAATTCTCTTACTCATGATGTAATGCTTTAAATGGTTTTATAAATTCATTTGTCAAAAATGATGCTAAAGAGTATTCGATACAAAGCTCTTTGAATTTCTCATACTTAAACTTCTTCTTTGACTTAATTGGTAACTTATCCAATGGATTATGTCTTACAAACCAAAAAAGGTCGATTAACTGTTCATTCCTTTTCCATATTTGAAGATATTCTTTATTCTTACTCTGGGCAATAAACTTCTCAATTCTACCCTCATCAAGGATTTTTCTTGCCTTTACTGGGCCTATACCCGGGAACCCTGGTATATCATCGGAGGTATCTCCAACCATTGCAAGGTACTCTACCGTTTCATGAGAATGATAACCGAATAATTCTTTGCAATTATCCATCCTTATCATCTCATCTTTTCTCGGATTATATATCCTTAGGTTATTTGTAAGCAACTGATTAAAGTCCTTATCTGAAGATATGAGTATCATTTTCTCGGATTGGAATTTTTTAATTGCAAGGTATGCTAAGAAGTCATCCCCTTCATATACTGTGGATTTCTTTTTATCAAAAATATAATTAATTCTTAGCATACCCAGCATTTTCATTATAATTGCCTTTTGATTTTGCAATGATTCATAATCTACGGAGATGTTTTTCCTATGGCCCTTATAATTTGGTAATAACTCCATCCTTACTGGTGAATGACCATTATCAAATGAAACATAAACCTCATCTGGTTCGAACCTTGTAAGATACATATGTAGAGATTTGAAAAATCCGAATATTGCCCCACTTGGTTTACCATCAGTAGATTTAAGTTTTTCGAACTTGTGAAAACTTTGGTGTAGTAGATTTTCCCCATCCACTAGAAGTATTAGTTTTTTCATGATTTCTTCTTTCTTTTAGAATGAATATAGTAATTGGTTCCTTGAGTCAAGTTACGATAATTATTATAATAATCCCTAACTAAACAAATCCCAAACCCCATCATTTCGGCAATTTCTTTAATTGTAAATCCAACTTCTATAAGTCTCGGAATATATGACCTTTGGATTTCTGTACCTTTATAATGTACACTATCGGCTCCTTTAGCTTGAATCATCCTCCCATCCCTAGAAGCTTGAGACATATTATCTTTTTGTGTACCCCAATAAAGATTCTCTACTCGATTATTAGTAGGTACATTATCTTTATGACATACATAAGGTAACCTTTCTGGATTTGGGATATAGACTAAAGCTACTAATCTATGTACTAACCAATTCTTCTTTCCTATACCTGGTTGGGATAATCCTACTACATACCTTCCATTCTTATTCAGATGAGGTTGTTTTAAGTGGTATCTTTTGTTTAATATACCCTTACCATTTACATCCCATCTGGAATATATTCTACCTCTTTTGGATATATGATAACCTGGGTAACCAGGTATATTATCATGAAGTATTTTATCCTGATACTTACCTTCTCCATGAGTATAGATTGGAGAAGTCCAAGACAGACTACCTATTTTATTCTTGGACCTTATAAATTGTGTTTTCTTGCTCATACTTTTTAAGCTTTTGTTTTAAATGATGATTAATACACCTTAGTAAGTAATTCTCTCTAACCGTTTGTAGGAGTTCTTCTAAGAGTTCATAGTATCTGTTACTCATCGCCCAAAATCTAATTCATAAAGTGAAACTTCTTGAATCTTTTCCTCTCCAAGATATACATCTAAATAATTCTCGGGTGGGCTATAAGCATCTAGATACCTAACCCTAGATTCCATTCTCAAATTTTTCTTAAGGTACTCTTTAATTACTTTCTCTATACCTTCTACCTCTTTCTTATTCATCGTCTTCCTCCTCTTCTTCTGAATCTGAATAGTTTTCATATTCTACACCATCGACTGGGAATAGATTTGTTTCTATTTTCTCCAGTTGCTTTTTAGTAGTACCTATGGTATTTACTCCGGCTTTCCGTAAAAGTTTTCTACGAAGTTCATCGTCTTCTTCCAAAAGCTTTTGGAATTTCTCTTCCCCTCTTGCAAGAGTTTTACCTTTCAATTTATACCCACCAGTAGTTTTTTCGATTACATCGGTATCTACCAATACATCTTCCAAAGCATAGCATCTGTCAAACCCGACTTCGTGGAATTTAGGATTGAAATATACAGGGCATTTGCTGATTGTAGGTCGAGGAGGCGCAACTTTATTTTTAATAAGTCTGATAGTGACAAGTTTCCCAGCTTTCCTTTCTTTCCCATTTTGTTTGATGGTAACAGACCTTCCCGAATAGAAAGCAGCTCTGATTGAAGCATAGAATTTGAGTGCAGCACCTCCTGTAGTTGTTGTGTTATCTTTTCCAAATCCGACATTTAAAGCAGTTCTTAATTGGTTAATATAAATCTGAGATACTCCCAGCTTGTAGAATAACTCACTTCTGATACGGAAGTATTTGTAAAGAGCCTTTGCTCTACCTCCCATTTCTGCCTTACCATCAACCATCTTAGCATCAATATTATCAGTACAATCAGTAGCTGCAATAGAGTCGATTACTAAGAGTATGGGTTCATTGTGAGTTAATTGAGAACGTAAATAAATTGCTAAGTCTGCCACTACGTCTGCAATATACTCAATACGGGTATCATTAACAATGGTTACTCTTGCAGGGTCTACTCCATTAATTTCAGCCCATGAATTCATCCAGGATTGTTCAGCATCTACCCATATCACATGACCTCCAAGTTGTTGAGTAGCATAAGCAAAGTTATAAGCCACCAAAGATTTACCAGAGGATTCTTCTCCAGCAATCTCTACGATTTTACCATAAGGAATACCCTTACCAAATAAGTAGTTCAGAGCAAAGAAAGTAGATGGTATATATAAATCAGTATCAGTAACTTCTGAAGCTAATTTAATCATACTTCCATATTTCTTTGCCATCTCATTTGCTGTTGGTACTTTTAAACCAACCTTAGATTTCTTTGCCATAATGTAATGTCTTTAAACTAAAGAAGGTGATAACAGAACGAATCTAATTACCACCTTCGAATGAAACCATATTACTAACCCTTAAATATCCGATTTGTATTTTCTTTTCTTTTTCTTGGGTTCATCATCTTCCATATAATGGTCTTTGTGAACTCCCTTTTTCTTTTTCTTCTTGGATTTATCATCATCATCGTCATCCCCATGGTCTTCATTTAGATACTGTGAAAGTAAATCTTCCAACTCATCATAGGATTTGATTTGAGAACGAACTATTCCCTCAAGGTCAATTGTACCTTGGTATTTCTTATCCAACTTGGTTGGTTTGCAAGCACGGGCAGAATAGGTAGTGTCTAGTTTACCAGACCCAGAACGAATTACCTTAATATCGTAACCAGTTTTTGGGTCGGTCATATCACCTGCCTCATCTTCATCAAGGTAAAGGTCAATGATATCCTGGTATACTGAGCGAGGAACTAAAACTCCCTTATCTTTGCCTTCGTAATCTACCTTACTACCCTTTTCATCTGAGTAAATGATACCACCGATGACATATCTTCTTCTTGGCACCAAATTCTTGGCAAGTTCCTTGTCATCTTCATCCTTAGAGTTTTTCAATTCTTGATATTTCTCCATGAATGGGCAAGGTTCATCAAAAGTAGCCGGAGATATAACTCCTCCCAAATTGCCACCCAGATAGAATTGAATAATTTCGATACCCAATTCTTGGTCATCACCAGGAGATTTAATTCTCATTCTCAGGGTTCCTTCTTTTGGATATACCAATCCACTTCCGTTTCCCTTAGATTCTAGCTGTTTCTTTCTAGCTAGCATCTTTTCTTTTGTAGAAAGTCCCTCTGATGAAACTTTCTTTTTCTTCTTGTCTTTTATCATAATGATTAGTTTTAATTATTCGGTTCTGAGTAAACTACTTCGTTCATACTCAATACGGTAAGAACGTTTTTCTCTAAAAGTTGTTTGAGAACAGGAGATAGTTTGTCCGTTTCGAATTCAAGTTCTTTACCTGCATACAAACCATAGGTAACTATTCTACCTACAGCAACCAATTCTCGGTAGGTTTTGTATTCTTCGGTAATTTCCCCACTCTTTACTACAACCCCTTTACGAGGAACTCCCTCTTTTACTTGTTCAGGGATAATCAAACCAGATTTAGTTTGGTTTACCTCCTTGGGAGATAAAATAAGTACCCGGTTTTCTGTTGGGCATCCGGGTAATTCTTGATTAAATTTCTCAGCTACAAGAGATGAGATAAATGTCATTGAATAATTCATATTCTAATACTGTTTTTAAAAGTTAGTAATTGTTTATAGTTCAATAGGTTAACCCTTTCTTAGGTTCGCATTAATAGTTCTTAATATATTTTCGCGTGACTCATAACATTTACAGATAGTTATGAACTTATTTGCTTTTTCTACAGCTTTTAAATACCTTTCATTGATAGAAGAGTATTTCTTGTTAAGGTTTGCCTTATGAGATACATATTCGTTATTCCATCTTTCATTAGCATCCTTATAATATAACCAGGCATTCGAATAAGCTTCTTCTTTTTCCCTTGCTAGAGCATCCCTTTCTTTTATATATTTATCTCTCAAAGAAGCAAGTACATAATAACTAGAAGGAGATTCTCGTAGCTGAGAATTAATGATATTCTCATTGATAGATAATTCCTTTTGTATATCAATCTCAATAAGTTTACCTTCAAATTTAACCTTTAGTTTTTTCAGTTCCGTCTTCATAAACTTCTAATAGGTTTTTAAAGTCTTCTTTACTAAATTCCCCTTTGCTTATTGCTTTAGTTACTTGAGCAAAAGCCATTTGATAAGAGAGTTTCATACCGGGCAAATTAAGAAGAGATTTATAGATGCTTACCTTATCTACCAAAGCCATTAATCTTAAGTCGCATAAGTTATCAGTACCACCTCTATCGAGTAATGCTAAAAATGCAGCCCAATAAATATGGGTGGCATCTTCATAAGCAAGTTTACCATCCTCATCCGTAGCCATTACTTTAAAAGCCAATCCCTCTAAAGTAGTAAGATTAGTTTGTACTTGAGATAACTGAGTCTTTAATCGGTTAAGTAACATTTTTTCTTGTCCACTCAACCTTAGATTAACCACATCTAAATACTTAAGTAAATTTTCGATAGAATAACCTAAGCAACCTGCAACCATATAAGTAAGGGCAGTTAACTTACTTGCATTATCAATCTCTTTCTGTGTTGCCATAATTCCATAAATTTATATTATTTATGTAGACATAGTATCTTCTCTTTTCGATTCTGTTATAATGGTTGATACAGATTCTGAATGCTTCAGATTAGTTTTACAATTGGGGCATTGTACTATCCTAAAATAATCTCCAGATTTATTATAAACCCCAAAAGTTTCACTGGTATCATATTCAAATTCGCAATCACATACTGGGCATTTAGCCCTCCATACTGTGGGTCCGTTCAAAATCTTTTTCATAACGTTTTCTTTTCTTAATATATTTATATACTAACATGGGTGATATCCCATACTTCCTAGCAAGTTTTGCTTTTATCATACCAGTATCATACTCATAAAGTAATTGAAGTATATCGGGTCTACTTAACTTTGTATCTGAAAATTTAAACCTACCATCTCTAATACATTGTTGAGTATTTTCCTTAGCAGTACCCCAATATAAGTTCTTATAATGATTATGAGTTCTTATATTATCCTTATGACATACATACTTATGATTATTTGGGTTTGGTACATATACTAATGCTACTAATTGATGAATGTTATAAGTGTACCTATATCCATTCGTATCCCTAATAGAAACTATAACATATCCGTTATTTTTAATTCGATTAAGGGATAATTTTACCCAACCTTTACCCTTATAATTAGAATATACCTTACCATTCTTGGTAACATGGTAATTAGGGCAACCAATGCAATCTAAGTTTCCCTTTAAAATCTTCCTCATACTGCTTTATCTCTTTACTAAACAATTTAGGATAATCCTTAATGATTACATTCTTATACTTCTTATGTTCTTCCATATACTCCTCTACTGAGAAATCTGGTTGAAGCATCTTTCTATAATCATACCCAGGAATAAAAGGTAATTCTTCTGCCATTGACCTACCAATAGAGAAGTCCATTGACATATCTACATCATCCACTTGAAAACCAAAATATTTCTTAGTACTAGGGTTTCTCAATATATCCCATATTTTAAAAACAGTCCAAGTATTAATATATTCAGGCTTTGAGTAAAAATAGGCTGCATCATGAACAGTTGCTACTTCAAGCATACGAGGTAATTTACCTTGTCTCATTAACCAATAAACAAGAATAGCTCCAAAATTAGTCATATTTGCTGCAGCACCTTGACATGGGAAATTAAGTCCCAAACGGATGGCATAAGCAACTTCTTGTTTATCATTTGAGTATATTTGGGGTAATCTTCTCTTAGTACCAAATAACTGGGTATAATATCCATGCTTACGAAGGAATTTCTCTTGTTTCTCTTTGAATTTAAGTATCTTTGGATGTTTCTCAAAGAACTCTGCCATTTCTTTATGGGCTTCTTCTTTAGTAACTATAATACCAGCTTTTGGGTCGGATAATTTTACTGCAAGTAAAGCTTCCCCAATACCATAAATCAAACCGAATGCAATTTGCTTAGCTTGTTTTCTTCTAGTCTTCCATAATTTATGGTCAGGATGATTTTCATCTTCGTATATTTTAGATGCTTCCTCAATTGATACTCCGTATTTTGCTGCTGCTATACCCAAGTGAGGGTCAGCCCCCTTTGCAAAAGCATCAAGATAGGTTTCATCGCCAGATAGGTGAGCCATCATTCTTAACTCTGCTTGAGAGTAGTCAAATGCCATATATAAATACCCAGGAGGAGCAACTAATTGTTTCTTGATATTAGGGTCTACAGATGTCTTTGGTATCTGCTGCATATTTGGGTCTGCAGAACTAAACCGATTAGAGTCTGTACCATGTATATTATACCTACCGTGTAATCTAGAATCATCTTGTACCTTTTCCCACCATCCATAAATATAGGTCTTATACATTTTCTCTAACCCTCGTAATTCAAGAAGCTTATCAAGGAATATTGCCTTTGGTGAATCTGGTTTTTTAATCGTTAACCTAAGGTTAGTAAGAGTTTCTTCATCAGTACTTGGTTTACCAGATTCATTATCCTTAATCACATCAAAATGAAAGCCATCTTCTGAATACATCAATGCAGGTAAATCAACTGGGCTACCCAAATTAATGGGCCTTATTAATTCTTGTTCCTTTTTAGTTGTGAATATACCTGCTTTGATATTTGAGATTTTCTGTTCCCTTGATGCAATCTTCCGTTTATCCTTTGGGTCATTATAATCTAACTCTTCAAGTTCTGATTCGATAGATTGAATATACTTATCAATCTTTTCTTGGTTATACTTCTTTTCGAATTTCTTTACTCTTGGCAAAGCGTATATTGCGTCTCTAGCAGCATCTATTTTTGGTTTATATTCTTCCAAAAGCTTTTTATTGAACTCAGTATCTAGATATAAACCCTCCTTTTCTACCGATGTTAGTACTCGTGAATTACACATGAATAAATTACGGAATACCGAATACATACCTAAATCCACCAACTTCTTCTCAAAGAATATCATTAACCTAAGAGTATAATCAGTATCTTGACATCCATAATGACAAAGTGGTTCTAATTCTTTTTTATCCCAGGAAATCTTATCGAATTTATCTTGCTTTTCATAATCTCCATATTCTGGTAAATACCTTCTTACCATGGACTTTAAGTCATGAGGTTTTTCCTCGTTGAGAACATATTTAGCAAGCATCCCATCTAAACATGTACCTCTGTAGAATATCTGATACTTCTGATTTATCTGATCATCAAATTTCCAGTTCCATGCAACCTTAGTTATCTCATAATTCTCGATTACCTCTTCCCCAAATTTCCTTAGCATCTTCTTCCAATTCCACCCTGGAGATGTATAATCTTTTGTTTCAAAGTGGTCTAATGGAATAGAAGCACCAAACCCTGGCATCCAAGATACTGAGAGTATAGTGGGTTTGAAACTCTTATTGTAAATTGGTTCTGCATTGGTTTCGTAGTCACAACAAGCATAACCAGTTGATTTACAACAGGCAATGAGTTTCTTTAACTCCCTTTTGTTTCTTATTATGTGATATTTTGTTTCCATTGCAATTATAAATAGAAAAAGGGACATACCCACCAGTAGTAGATACATCCCTCATTATTAGTATTTTTCTTGTAAGTCTTCCAGATTGGATGATAATGCTAACCAATCTTTCTTATAAGCATGGAGAGAATCGATTGTATGATACAGATAACCCGGTTTTACTCCTACCTCTTTAGCTACATATTGCATGAGTCTCCATGCAAGATATACATCATTACCAAAATGTTGTACAAAGTCCGAACTTCTTTGATGATAGCAAATGTGTAATACCTTTTCTCCTTTACCATTCTGACGGATAAGGAAGTCATAATACATAGAGCAGGGTATACGTCTACTACCATCATACCAATCGGTATCTAATCCGTCCATATCACCATTGAATATTGGTAATACTGCTTTACGAGTGTCATTATCGTCCTTCAGTAATCTTATCAAGGGTTTAATAACATGGATGATTCTCTCATTATAGGTATAATCAAATTTACCATTTACCAAAAACTGTTCCCATAAATCCTTTCTTAATTCCCAAGCTTTGCCTGGATTAATTATATCGGAAGTATCAATTCTCTCCTGGAACTCGGCATCTGCCCATTCCTTTGAATGAGAGAATATGAATAACCATACTGGGTCTCCAAGTGAAGTTAAGCAATATTGTTGGCAAATGAGTTCTTTAGTAATAAAATCCTCATTACCTTCAATCACTTTATTCTGATAGGTCTTTGGTTTTACAGTTTGACCATAACTGTTGAGTTCTCTGCCCATTTCGGACATTAACTCAAAACTGTTAGAATATATCCTCATATAATATAAATATTTAATTGTATGACATTGTAGAACTAACCCAGGTCATATGCCAGTAGCGATATACAAAATCATCAAAATCCTCTACCTCTTTTAATAACAAGGGTATATCTGGTTCTCCCCCGTTCTTTTTAATCTCAAAAACTTGGTAATAGAATTTGTTTACTAATCCTATACGCTTCTGATTTAAAAATTCCTTAGCTTCCATTGTTCTTTTGTTTTAAAAGTTTCTTTTTATAGGCTTTACGTTGAGAGTAAGAGATTACATTCTCCGGGTATTCTATATCCTCATACTCGAGAAGTAATTCTTTTGCTTTCATTGATTTATATGTTTCCTCATATAAATCTGGTCGAAGCACTTTAAAACTTCTAAAGAATACCTTGAATGAAGAGAATTCCTTCTCTGTGCCCTTTTGGAATTTTTTCCATATCTCTTTTATCCTCTTATTCCATGAATTCTCCTCTGCTCCTTTAAGTACCTTCTTCAAAGGTTTATGGGTATGATACATTAAAAGTGTCTCCACATTTCCGTACATTTGAGTCGCGAATAGGTTGATTTGTACTGACTGATCCGGACCATATACGTACTCTGACATTCGTTGAATTAATAGGAAATCGAATATTAACCTCTTGGTAATCTCCGAAGCCCGAACTACCATTGTAATAACTGGAATGTCCTCCCCGAATCGTTTTGAAAAAGTCGCTGCTATTAGACATTGCTTTCCATTATCATGATGATTGTTAAACATATAGGTTATATTGTAATTCTGATTGTACTTATTTCTCAGTACTCTCAGTTTACTACGCAACAAGTCAAGCTTATTAAAGTCTATGTAGTTATTCAATAAGCTAGTCCACTTAGTTTCTTTGTAATTGAAACATCTCCCATAATCAAATTCGGGGTCTACCCATGCTTTTCGTATTTTTATAAATACATTATACACTACTGCTACCCCACTATTGGCAATAGCCCCCTTTGCAAATAAAGCAGGCTCTAATCTTAGGAATCCCTCATTGAGTTTTTCCCATGCCTCTTGTGAAGTAGCAAATTCTAACGAATGGAGGGACTCCTCCGGATTAAGTTGAAGTCCCTCTAATTTATGGTTCCATCCTGACATGCTAGTAATTAGTATTTTGTCTCCATAAATTGAGACGTTGTTTTTTAAAGAATAAACTAAATAATCCGCAAGGAGTAAACCCATTCATGGCTAAAAATCCCATATAGAGATAGAATGACTTTACCAAAGATTCCTGAAAATCTATTTCTTTGGTCATCACTTGAGTTTGTTTCCAGGGTCTACATTTAAGGAAGTTCCTTGCTTTATTGAGTTCATATATTACTTCCCATAAATATAGCTTCTCATTTTCATGAGATATCTCGCTCATTTCATGAAAACCTGGGGTATAAGAAACTATCTTATCATACTCTGCCCTATCCTCTCTTGCCCAATCAGTTGAACTTAATATAGGATATTTCCTTACACTTCGATGATCTGGGTACTTGATGAGTAGGTCTTTGACTCCGATTGCCATTACCTCAAATAAACTCTTGGCATCTTGATATTTTAATATATCTTCTGGCAATATATTAGAATACAAAAGCAAAGTAAAGAAGAATCCCAAGGCATCTGCTTGTTCTTCATTTGCATTTGCTAGATGATTTAATACCTGAGTATATTCCTCTGAGGTTAAACAATCATTATTCCATCCATAATCACGATATATAGATACTACTTCATCGGTAGATTCGAATCCTTCAGTTAACTCTTCAATAACTCTACCAATAAAATCCTTTAGAATAACTTGGCTCTTTGGATTATTTATATCTAATGGGTAATCTGGTAGCTTTTCTATGGATTTATACCCAGAGAATTGCTCTATCCCAAGAACATACATTTCCTGTAGTACCCGTGCCTCAGTTTCTTCTACCTGAGGCACTTGTTCATTTATATTCCTGATGTCCATGATTATTTACTTCCTGATGAACCAAAACCATTCCCTCCTCTACTTCCCCACATCTGGGATTCAGTATAAAATTCCTCTTGTTGAATCTCTTCTGGTTCAGTATTATAGATAGGTACATGAATAAATTGTACCAGCTTCTGGCCAGCTTCAATAACCTGGGCTTCTTGAGAAGTGTTGTATACTCCAATGTGTATCTCTCCAACATAGGGAGAATCCACTATCTCGGCAGTAAAGATTAATCCTTTCTTAGTAGCTATACCAGATTTGTTTGCTGCCATTAACATAGATGCAGGAGGTTCTAGCAAACCTTTGATACCCGATGGGATAAGTATCCTATGCCCAGGTTGTAAAGCTATATGCCTTACAAAATGTTCACTAAAGGGTATATCCAAATCATATCCTCCTGAATCAAATTCATTCTTAGAGTGGATATCCTCTGAAGTCAAGTTGGTTGGTACATAAAAATCTAACCCAGCATCATTTGGGTTTGCTCTGTTGGGAGATACTACCTCCCTTACTTTGATAAATCTAAATCTGTTCATAATATATTACATTTACGTAAAAGTTGTCCAAAGGTTAATTTCTCGGGTCTAGAAACATGTACTTCCAATGAATTACACATCCTGATTACATCGGAAGAACCTTCCATACAAAGGTTAGCAAGTACATCTTCTTGCTTTACAAAATAGTTTGGGTTATTAAGGTATACCTTGAACATAGCCCATATCATCCCTATTGGTTTCATTATTTAATACACTCTTTATAAAGTTCTCTAATACGTTTTCTGGGTACTTCGAATTTCTCAACAGTTTTGGTAATAACTTCTTTTTTGTCTTTCCCTTTCCGAATCAAGCCTCGGATGTATTTCTTGATACCAACCGTATCTTCTAATACATCCAAATCCTTGTATTGATTCTTCTGTTCTAGCTCTTTCCTTGTGATATTCAAGTTCTGAGACATCTTGAATGCACATAGCTCTGAGTCTCCGCATAGCTTACACTCTTTAGTTGATAGGTCATACCCAATACCGAAGCAAACATCGCCATTAGTACCCAACTGAGTTAAATCTATTGGTGTTAAAATATCTTGTTTACTTAAATCGGGTAACTTTTTTGGTTTACTTTTCTTACTCATAGCTTCCCTTTTATTATACGATGTACTGAAGTTTTACTGATCCCCACAGACTTGATTATTTCAGGGATAGAAAAACCCTGAGAATGTAGGGTTAATACCTCAGATTTATAATTAATTATTTTAGATTTTCTTTGTCTACCATCATTAACCATCTGTTTCATGTTTTGAGATTGGGTTCCCCACTTAAGATTACCTACCCTATTATTCTCTGGATTATTATCCTTGTGCATTACAATAGGATAATTATTGGGATTAGGTAAAAAGGTTAAAGCTACTAACCTATGAACCTTAACTCTGTGTATAATTTTAACAGTATAATAACCATTATGAACTTTGGTAGGAGTAAGTTTAAAAAGAGAATTACCTCTTTTCTTAAGTATATCCCCATCTACAGTTGCATAATAATCTGAATATCCAGGGATTGCCCGTATATATAAATGATACTTAGCCATTATATGTCTTTTTTACGTTTATAATAAATGTATATCTCACTGTTATCTTCTATGGGAACATAGGAATAACCGATGTTATTAATAAATAGTTCCCTGAGTTTATATAATTCTTGGTATGAATTTCTATCATGGCTCTCTTGACATACTTTGACTACCATACCATTACTCCAGTACAAACAAAAGAAATGAGTAAAGCATTCGGGAGTATTTTGAGAAGTTTCCAAGCTTGATATCCATATCAAATCTCTACAGTTGAATACATGTTTAGGATTATGTACCTCCCCAACAACAAGAGATTTAAACCATTCTTTAATCTTCTTCATCATAAGTGTAATTAAGGTGTTTACAATGGGGACAGACCCATTCTTTTAAATGCCATCCCTTGATTTCTAAATCCTCTTTATGAAAACGTTTCTTACATGAATGGCATTGATAGCCATCCTTAGAAAATATGAAGTCTAAAGCGAGTATTATTATCATAATAACCACCGCTTAAAATATATTTCTCCATCACTGAAAGCCTTTAATTTTCTTTTTAGTGTTATTGGGTTTTCCTTAAGAGTACCCAGCAATAAATACCTGATGCAGAGATTTGGATTATCTTCCAACCATCTGATAATAGAGTAGTTAGTTTATTATCATCCTCATCTCTGATACATATTAGTTTATCATTATTCATAATGCCTATATGCTTATTAATTGTAATCTTCTTTTCCTCCTACGGAGAAAAAGTAAATACTCATAGTACTTCTAGTTAACTCTTAATAAGGCTATGGTTAGGATGTTTCTTCCATAGCTTATCTAACAGTATTACTTTCAATTCTTGTCTCTGATAATATTGCTTTCTATGCTTACCATGCCTATCTAAATAAGGGCCAGGATAATGAAGGTCATCCAGGTATACCTTATTTTTAGATTCATCGGTTCTTACCAAACGACCAAGAAACTGAATAGATTTTTCCTGACTATCCATGCTTGCTGCATTAAGTAAATACCTAAGCTTAGGAAAGTTTTTACCTCGAGCAATGATTGTAGTTGATACCAGGATATCTATTTTACCTTCTCTAAAATCCTTCATTATTTGTTGTCTTAACTTAGAAGGAGTATTAACATGCACATAGGCAATATTATAGGCATCGCCCAGTTTCTTTTTAAAGAACTTATATAGATTTTCACAATGTGCAATATGCTTGCATACTACGAGAGCAGGGTATCTGCCTTGATTAAGGTTCCATAGTAATCTATTATAAGCCATTAACCAAGCTGTATAACAATTGGTGATTGAATCATCGTATATTTCCTTATAGGAAATACAATCAGATTCCCAATTACCATACCAGGGTTTACCAGGTACCATCTTTACAACGGTTTTTGTTGAGTAACCCTTTTTGATAGAATCCTTAAGTTTAAACTCAGCAATCACTTTACCAAAGAAACATTCTAGGTTCATATTCTTAACCTTATCCTTAGCAAGCTTACTCATATAAATGGTACCGGATAATCCTATACGAATTCGGGTATTAAACAGTCGGGTGATTACATTCTGATATTGTTTACTACCTCCCTGGTCAGCCTCATCCACAAGTACCATGTCTATCTGAGATAATTCTTTTTGATAGAATCTCATGTTCCTCGAAATAGACTGAACCATACCTATGGTGAAATTACTCCAGTTTAAAACCTTACCTTGAACAAAAGTGATATCTTCTCCGGGAAGATATTGCTTAAATTCTTCTCTAGCTTGATTTAACCAATCCGAATCATTAGTTATTAGCAAAGTCTTTAACTGTTTCTTATAAGACAAGTAAAGAGAAGTCATGATAAGGGTTTTCCCAAAATTTACAGTCAAATCCAATACTCCAATTTGAAAGGGTATATCTCCTACTCGATTATTAATCACAGACTTAACAGCCCTCTCTTGTTCTGGCCTTAATTTATATTTGCCTATATTCGTAACTACTTTACTGACTTTAGGTAAAGGTTGTCTCATATCTACAACTTTAGGTTTAATCCCCATCTCAATACACATATCGTATACTTTAGGAAGTAAACCTATTTTAAATTGCCCAGTCTTGGTAATGTAGTGAATTTTACCATCCCAATTCTGCATACCTCTTTGCCTTGTACGTAAGTAGAAAGCATTTGGATGTCGAATGGCAAACTCATTATAAAGTTTCTGTGCGAACTTAAGAGGTAAGTCAAGTTCGCACATATTTCCATTCTGAATAATTATCTTACTCATTTGATAATTACCGTTACACCCTTAGTGGCTTTATCCATGCCCATTGCTTCCTTAAGAAGTTTGATATGATGTTCCTCATCGGCAATCAATTTCTCAAGGAAATAATTCACATCATCGTAATCTGGGCGTTCTTCGTATTGAGCAATTGCTCTTTGAATTTTCTTGTAGTGACCAATAGTTTCTATCTCAGAATTCAAAGCAATCTTTAAAGCTTGTTCCCAAGTAGAACCAATCTCAATTGTAGGATTAATATTCATGGTAGAGTAATCCTCATAGGGATCTGCCTTTTGTAAAAAGTCCGATATCTTATCAAGGTGTCTCATCTCTACCAAACCAATACCCAACATCAATTCTGATACCTCCTCGAATCTAGAAGACTGTTGGGTATACATAATAATTGCACTTAGTTCTGAAAATTTGGCATTCTTCCAAATCACATAGAACATATTAATTATCTCATCAGGCCAAGGGTCGATATCCTTAAAATCTGGATAAGTTACCGATTGGTCTGAATACTTGAGGACATCAATAAAAGCATTAGCTGCATCCTCTACTCTGTTTCCGAAAAATTGTAAACCTTTCATACATTTAGTTATTTATAGAATCCCAAAGACTCCCCTCTACTGTAGGTTCATCTCCAAGAAGTTGTTTATTCTTATATTTATATAAATACTTATTGTATCTTTCAATTGCTTTATCCGTATACATTTGTGCAATATCTGGTAACCCATTGCACCATGCAAGAGATTCAAACTGAGCATCTATGAATGTCTTATAATCCCAGCCCTCCTCTTTTAGGAATTCACCTACCTTTGCAAAGTGTACATACTTCTCAGGTTGATTTTCATAAGACTCATATATACCAGTTGCCTTAGCAATCTTACCTATGAAATAATCATGTATCTCTTTAGTAAGTTCTAAATCTGAATGTTGTAATTCTATCTCAGCATCTATCTGATTAGTAATGTTCTCCTGCATGGATAATAACCTTTGCATAACATTACGATAATCAGTCATCCTCTTTAACCCAGTCTCAATGTATTTAATAAAACCTTCCCGGGTATCAAATTTGAAATCTTCACAGAAGTTATTACATACTTCTGCAAGCTTTTTACAATTTGCCCATTCTCGAGAATTACTTTCGTTTATTTTACGAACCCCTCTATGCTTTAACTTTATACGAGTTGCATATAAAATATCAGCAACAAGGGCAGCATCCCCCTTAGATGCTAGTAAAATGTTATTAACTCGCTTAGTATTCTTATTATTAGAAACTAAGACTGCTCTATGATTTATTGCCTCCTTTCGAGCAATAACAAAAAAAGCCTCAACTGGGAAATTATCTACCTCTAAGGTATTTAATATTTCCTCAAATTGAGACTTAGTTATATGGATAGATGGTTCACGCATAAATATATTATTTTATAATATAATAGGAACTCCCTATTTCAATGAGTTTCTGATTGATATCAATTCTTGATAACTTTGGTACCTGGTAGCATATACTAACTTAAGTGTCTGACTTCTCCCTAAATCATTTACGTCTTTTCCGTCTGGTAAAAACACCACCTTGACTTTTTTATATGCAACAAGCTTGAGAGCCAAGTTGATGGCATATTCTTTTGCGTCTGGGTCCAACAATATAATAAATCTTTCGCATTGGGATTTAAGTAGTTCATTGACTTGAAATGCAGATATAGCCTTACCCATTGTGGCAATTGCTCTATCCTCAAGGGTGAGAGCATTAAGTACTCCTTCGCAAATGAATACCGACCTATACATCTCCAACGCATCATGATTAAAGATGATAAACTGTTTTCCCAAGCCAGTAATATCTTTGTCGGGGTTATTATACCTGGGGCCTTTTCCAATAACATTTCGAGCATTGTAATATCTAAGTTGGCCCTTGTAATAAAAGGGGATAATGAGGTACCCATACGTTGAGTTGCTTGTACCATAGCCGATACCGTATCTTGAAAACTTCTCGATATTAAAGCCGCGTTTCTTGACATACCCTCGAATACTTTTTGCAAGTTGGCTGTCTCCGAGCGAAATATTTCTAAATCCTTCAGGGAGATATACTGGCTTACTTTCGGCAAGTTCAATTTTCTCTTCCTTAAATTGTAGTTCATCAAATTGGCCATTGTTCAAAAAATTAATTAGTTCATGGTACTCCGTAAATCCTTCTATGTCCATTATTAATTGAGCAGGAGAAGGATGGGCATTACATCTAAAACAATTAGTTCTATACATGGAAAGGTTAACTCCCAACTTATGTTCTCTCCCACAGTATGGGCAAGTTGGTATACGCATCCAGCCATGCTTATAATCAAATGCCCCTAATCGTTTAATAAAATATGTCCTTAGTCTAGATTTAAACTGATTGGTTATTTTCATAATCTCTTATAGCTTTCCTAATTACTTTTCGAAGTTTCTTTAAATCCTCTAAATCTAAATCATTGATACAAGTGGTTTGCCAACCATTATGGGATATTTCTAAAGCTACCCCATCAGACCATCTATCTTTTACTACTTCTATTTTCTTTGTTTTCATATCTCTTCTTTCCGCATATATTACAATAATACTCTGTATAATGTTTCTCATAATACGGGGCTTTTCTTCTCCCTCCTTTCTTAGAAAAGATTGCCTTACGAGGTCTCTGTTTATATCGGGTCCAGTGAACAGCTACCCATTCATGGTAACCTAACTTGCATCTAAATGTCTCCAGTAGTTCTTTCCCTTTTCTTAGAATCCGCATCCGGGTTAGTATTCTTTTTAAATTGCTCATCCAATTTACTACCATACACTTCATCATATTGTTTACGTTGTTCCCTTGTAAATTCCGTACATCTTTGCCTTTCGACATCGCATTTAAATAATGCTCTACCGGAAGGAAGACCATCCCTTTGTACTACTATCTCAGCTCGAAGAATATTATCTTTCTCTTCTTGCTCAGTAGAATTAAGACCCATGATAACCTGGGCATTACGAACAATTGCAATTGAACCAGAGATATCATTCTCATCGTATCTAGTAAGTCTATGCTTTTTACCTTCACGAGTAATGTGATGGGCAGTCCATATAATGTCTAAATGTAATTCCTCAGCTAAGTTCTGAAGGTCTACGTATACATTAGATATTCTTTCGAAATCCTCCCTATCTCCAGCTATTGATGCAAGCTTACCTGCATAATCGACCATTAATACCTTAATATCGATCCCTTGATTACGGAATTGAATTATCTTTTCCCTTATATAAGTGGTATTAGTAATCATCGCTGGTACACGCTCAACTACTAATTCAACTCCAAACCTTGCAAGTTTTCTTAAATGTTTTGCCTCAAGTTTATCGTATTCACCCGAGTATAATTCCTTCTTAGTTTTATTGATACTGGATTGAATGAAACGGTCCATGATTTGTTCTTGACCATTTTCTGTATCAATATATAATACTGACTTCTTCATTCTGAGATAACCTCTTGCAAGGTTTACCATAAAGAATGTTTTCTTTGCCTTGGGTTTATCCAATATCACATTAACCGAATGTTCTGGATAACCTCCGGCATTAGTTAGTTCGTTTAGTTGCCTAAATGGGCAAGGTATAACTGAAGGTTCTGATTGTCTTCTAAACTGTCTCTCGGTAATATCCCGAATCATATATAAGGGTTCATCCTCTTTCTTAGGTTTACTTTTCTGAAGTACCTTTTCAATCTTCCTTGAGTATTCTTCGTATTGTTCGAAGTTATCTAAATCGAAGGAATCATTTAAGTTCTTCATCTCAACATAAGTAGAGAACTGATATATCCTTTCTTTGATATAATCCGAATCAGATAAGGGGATGTGGTAGAGATTGCTTATTATCTTTTCTATATTAGGTATATCATCCTTCGTTACCAAATCAACGTATGTTTTGGATTCTAGCAATTCTTTTATTACTTGCTTTAGAATATTCTCTGAAGGCATCTTACCTTGCTTTTTAAAATACTTAGCAATGCCCTCGAATATAAGGGCATGCTCTATAAGGACCAGGTAATTAGACTTAATCCTTTTTAGGACTAAACCTCCTTCCTTATCTCTTAAAACAAACCGGAGTATCTCTAACTGAAAATCCGGAGTGAAACTAAATTTAACTTGGTTTTTAAACTTCTTCATATCTATATTGCAATATTATATAAACTAATAGATTTTGATAGTACCGAGATAGTTCTAAGTATGTTGACATCTATCTAGAAACTACTAATCCACTACCTTAAGCTCCCGAATATTTAATATTATTATTTTATATAAGAAAAAATACTTATATTTGCATAACGAATATTTAAAAACATGGGAAAAAGTAAAGGAAATAACGGCTCAGAGCTTCATCGATTAAAACCTATGCAAGAATATGATGAAGCTACTTTCAATAGACTTTATAAAGTCTGTAAGCCAGTAATCAGAAATCTTACCCGTCAGATTGATTATAAACGGTTTAATCTTACACCGGATATTATCCAATCTTATTTCTGGGATAAAATGTTATTTGTTTTCAACAAATACTATGGTGAATGTACTGAAGAACATCTTAAAGCAAGAATCCTTGCATCACTTAGTACATTCAAAAACAAATTGCTTCGTTCTGCATACGGAGAACAAGCAGAGTATAATCAAAGCCTCTTTAAACTTGATGACTTATTCGACAATGACAAAGAATTAGAGGATGATACCGAAGAAGAAAAAGCTAAATCAGAAATGCTTGATATGATGTATACATATATGAAGGATAAGCTTTCTCCAGATGCCTATCTTTTATTTGAGGTATTAATTACTCCTCCCCCTTTTATCAAGGAAAGGCTTGAAAATAGTACTCGAATAACTAATATAATGCTTATCGAATTTTTCGAAATGCCTAAGACTAATGAATCTATGAGATATATATCAGAACTTAGACAAGATATACAATATTGGGAAGACCGAGCTAAAGAAGAACTTAAGTATTAACACAAAAGAAAAGGGGCGTTTCCCAACGTCCCTCTCCCAATTAATTTTTACTACGCAAAACACAGATTGAAAACAAATGTTTACTCTTAAACAATACAAATAATACACATGAGTTTTAATACTACTAAATAACTAATAACAACTTTATGATGATATTTTTTGGATATATCGTAATGTAATAGTCGGTGGCAATTTTTCAATATCCAAAGTTTCTACCGAAGTTTCTTGTAAGAAAGATTCCCCTAATAGGTTCCAGCTTACTACGATAGCACCATCTTGAATACCCTTGGTAGGAGTTCCTCTACCGAAATCACCATTCAACCCTGTCTCCCTATTAAAGAAAGATTGAGGACGAACGTTCTCCCAGTTATTGGCATTATCTTGTTTACCTTTAGATACACCAAGAGCATGCCTATGCTTAGGAAGGTCATCGCCTTTAATTGAGATTAGGAAGTTGCCTTTAGTTGGAGTATAGTAATCTCCAACATTCTGTAACATTACTTCATCCCCAATTTGAACACCTCCAGCTTGGTAACCAATAACTATTCTACCAGCTGCCTTAGTATATTCTGCCCAACCCTCGGGTATTACATCGGTTTCCCAAAGAATAATAGAACCGATTGGTAAGTTAGCAGTACTCAGAGATTCAGAGAATTCTTTTCTGATAGCCTCAATTTGACTATCAATGTATTGCTTGATATTTAACTTAGTACCCGATTCATCTACTACTGGAAAGCCTGAATTTATCTGTTCTACTCTTTTCACTGATTCTTTCATCATACTCTGGGCAGCAGTAGTATAAGGGATTTCTTGGAACTTACCCTGATAGGGTACGATAGCAAAGTTCTCATTTCGTTTAGTCATTGCATCAGTACCCTTACCATATACTCCGATAAGAACAACGGAAGTTTTATTATTAGAGTAATAAGGGCAAGCACTCTCTACCATCTCTAGAAGATTGCTATAGGTCATATCGTAATTAGAATATACATCATTATTAATGATATCCGGTGTACGATTCTCTTCGGCAATCGGATAATAAATATCCAGAGACTTTTTAAACAAGGTGTAGAAGCTTTCGGAGGATTCATTCCAATAAGCTACAAAGTCTACTGGATTATCTACTGGTTCAGAAATAGTAGTATGTACTGCAAAGAGTAATACTTCTTCTGTTGAACCTTGGGTACCTTGGATATTCTCAATGGTAAGGGTTTGTTCATCAGATATAAATACATACCCATCCCTTGAAATACACCCAAAGTTTACATCTGGCAATTCTCCATCTTCTGAAGCCTTTGCCATATACCTTGCCATAATCCTATCCTTGATTACATTGGCATACTTACTTCCAGCAACTCCCTGAGGAGATACCACTAACTTGTTACCATTTATGGTAGCTGAGCCAAATCCACAGAATGGTCCTAAACCAGAAGGAGCAGCAATTGCCTCTGCTGCTTCCTTTGATTTAATAATACCTTCATACTTAAAGTACGTCTTCATTGTCCTTAGTATTTTTAAATTGATTTTTCTGTTCTGCCATATCTTTAAATGCTTCACCTACATCCTTGAACTTGAGGGTTAACAATTTAAAGAGTATTCTCCATATACTGTACCGTTTCTTAATACCATGTATTTCACAGATGTGTCCATATATACTATCTACTTCGAAACAGTAGCAAATTACCATAACCGTTATTGATACTACTATTGGGTTCATCCCATAGGGTTCTCCAATAGCTTTACCAAGTACAGCACCAAGTAGAACATAGCAGATATAATCTACTATCTTGTTTAGAGTTCTTCTTCCAGCTCTAGATTTTCGAATTTCGATTTTCTGTAACCTACTTGCAGATAACCCAAACCATAAGTCTGATAGGATTAGAATTATTGCAAGGATTATCATCCATCTCAAATCATACAAGATTTGTGTACACTCTCCCAATATACCCACAGTGAATGTCTTGAATAAAGACTGAGTTGTGGTTTCTGTTATTCTATCGATTGTTGAATTTATCATTGTTCTACTATTTGCCAAGATTGATTACTGTAAGTTGTAATGGTAAATGTTTTCTCTGAGAGGTCATCATGTTCCCATTCTAACTTTTGAGGACTAACACTTAAAAGGTCTGCATCTACTACGGTGAACTTAGTTCTCTTCGAAGTATCTACCACTGATTCGAATATATACTCTCCAGCTTGTGCAGTTACAAATTCATAACCAGCACCACCTGCGTCATAAGTAGTTACTTTACCAACTTCCCTTATTCGACTATCGAAGTCAGGTTTATTAGAAGTACACTTGATTAAAGTAGATACTTGTTTAACATTCCCCTTTAGTTCTGCATAAGTAGGAGTACAAGAAATCTCGATGATTGTAGGATAATCTTCCAGTATTACTTGACATCTTAATGAAGAACCATCATCTGCCACAAAGGTATAAGTCCCAGCCTTGGTAAGAACAATTTCCTCATCAAGGTTATAGGTTTCCCCGTTCTCATCACAGGTAGCAGTACCACTTACATTGACCCCATTTTTCATTTCCTCAAGATGGAACTTACAAGCAGACTTCTCATCCAGTAATTGGTATACTGCATAAGTATCATCTATCTGGTCTTCTGGTAATGCCCAGTTGGGTTCTTTCCAATGACTGTCTGTAGCATCCGAAGGTACTATCTTTAACTTGTTCTGATATACTACTGGAGAGTTATTAACTACCAGAGTAGTCTTAGCAGTAGGATAAGCTACTGACTGGAAGGTATAAGTCCCTGCCCTATTTGCAGTATATACATATCCATTCTGAGCATCAAAGGTTTCTCCAGTTTCAATTACCCTTACTCTATAATCATCACCATTACCAGAGATACGTTGTATCTTTACGGTAGTCTTGGCAGAGCCATTGAATAATGTAACTGTTGGTGGGCTAACCGTAATTCTATATACTGCAGTCTTACCAGATACTACTTCGAATATACCTACACCTTCATCTGTTTCCCTTTTATCCAGTGTACATTTAAACTTATAAGTACCATAACTATTAGCAGTAAACTTATCCCCGTTCTTAAACAACTTAGTATCACCAATTAGCTTACAGTATAGTTCACCAGTAAATGATTCTGGATAATTAGATTCAATGGTAAGAGTAGTGGTAGCATCTTTAATACTTTGCTTATCCCCAACTCTAAATTCAGAAGGTGTACATCTTACCTTATATGTAACCTCTTCTCGAGTTACGACAAAAGAAGTTTGCTTCACTGGGAACTCTACTACCTCGAATATATAGGTACCTGGTTTGGAAAACTCCCAAGTTGAACCAGAGACTTTCACTATATCCGTACCAGATAATCGTACATTACAAGTTTTCACTGTACCCTTATAAGATACATTTGCCCTTACTACTGTACTTACTTTTAGGTTAGTAGGAGTTATCTTTCCAGTAATTGGGTCGCAAGTAATAGAATATACTCGATTATAGGATTCTTGATTAACGGTGATTTGGGTTACCTTAGTAGGGTCTCCCACACTTCTAAAATAATAAGTACCTGCTCTGGGTATATTAAAAATGGAACCACTTTCGTGTTTAGTGTAACCCCAATTTATATTATCACTGGATATCTGATATCTTAGGTCAGCATTTATCCAATCTGAAGTTACAGTTACCTTTACCGGTACTTCATATACCTCTGAAGTAATAAGATTGGGTTGGTCCGGATTTACTAACTCAGCTTTAATTGTATACCCATCATTTACGGTAAACCCATATTGAATATCGAAAGATACATGATAGGGTATGAATCTTTTAAAGAAAGCCTCTACGGCTTCTCTAAATTTTCTGAAAGCTGCCGAGTTCGAAGTATATCCATGACCGGTAAGTCTAAAGGTTACCGGTATACATTGAGAACAATCGAAAGTATTATCATAGGTATACTTATCGTCATAATGGTAATACTGGTCAAAGTGCGGATTACCTTTTACCCAACCATCATAACTATCAGCCTTTGCAGGGTCAGTTACTACGCAGGTTAACCCATACAGCCTCATCATTATTTCGAAGAACTCAGAGGTACCTCTTATTTTAAAAAGAGATATCGAATACTTCAGGATGTTTCTTACTTGAGTACTGGTTAAAGTAAAGGGTCCCTCCTTTGGTATTATCCAAAGCTTAGATAACTCTTGGAGTTTAGCATCGGAGTAGAACCCATTAAAGTACTCTGCCCATTTCTGTGCATCTATAGTGTTCCCATAAGCAAAGGGCATTTCTCCGAGGAATTGCCAAAGGAAATTGAGATACATATCCGGAGCCTTATCTATATCAATAATGTCTAAGATATTCTCAATATCCTTTGTAATGTAATCTTCAAAATGCTCTCCACAAATTTCTAGAAACCTCTCTAAGATGCCTTTGCCATTTACCTTATAGGTATCTTGAGCTTTATACTCGAATGGCAAAAAGTCGATTAGATTTTTGGGGTTTATCATTATACAATTTCTTTTACGGTTAAAGTCAATTGTGAAGCGTTTTCAAATACTGGTAAATTAAAACCGGGGTCTTCATAGTCATGGTTAGGTTCTGATACCGTAATAGAATATCTGTAACCAGACTGATAGCTATTGTTCTGAATATCCAAAGAGAAGTCAAAACCATTAGCCTTATCTATTACCTGTATAGAATTACCTACAGTACCAGTAGCCATATACCCATTTGATACGGAACGTACAGTAAAAGTAGTGGATGAATTGAAGGTAATATAGTAAGTCATAGACCCTTTAGCCTTATTCAATTTAAACTGACCCAAGTTCAATTCTTTATTACCATAGATGGTAGTAGGCCAAGGTTTAATGTAGAACTTAGTAAGATGTAAGTAATCTACGGTTGATAAATTATCTATCAGGGCATAGATATCTGATACTCTTACGCTTCCCCCTATTTGAGCTTGCTCCGGAGAATAGGCATTATATAATGCTGTAAGAATTTGAGTTTGTATCTCTGGGGTCTTATAAGACTTCTTACCAGTAACTTCCATCTCTAGAATAATCTGAACCTTACCTGCAGATTTAACCTTTAACCATGTGGTCATAGGAGCTCTTTGAGATAATAGATTGTATACCCTATTGATTAATTCAGAAGAAGCAACAGCTCCACCATCGGGGCTAATATATACTGTAAGCTTTCTACCGCATTCATAATCGGCTTTAGCTTTGTTTACCCCATCAACCAACATGGCTAAACTTTCGAAATCCTCTTTGGTAATTGCTACTCCCAAAGTCTTTACACTCAAGGGTATATGTTCTTTGAGCATCGTAAAGTTTTCGTAGTTTGAACCACCTCCGGCATCATAAGCATTACTTACTGTAGCATCAGTAATTGAAGAAGAGATTACTGAAGGCACAGAGGTGATGGTATTACTCTTTACATTACCTTGAGCACCGTTGGTTAAGTAGAATACTACATTGGTTATCTTTGCTCCTGCTGCAGGCTTCTTACCAAAGGTACCATCCCCAAACATTATATATGGATTGAGTGCTTCATCAACTGAAACCATAAAATGTTTGTCAGTTGGTTTAGACTTTGCAAAGGTATCTACTAATACCCAAGTTTCCCCACCTATCTGCAATGACATAGAGCCTTGTTCATAATACTTACCATTTGGTAGTGTACCAATGTTAATTATAACTCTATCCCCAGTAGGTATTACCATGTTATTGAGAGCACTTGCAGTATACTTCTCATGTTGTACAATGGGTACCTTGCAGGTAGTTACATTTGCATACCAAGTTACATCTCTGGCAGATAACCAAGAATTACCACTGGAATCTGTAAACAGAGTACCTTGAGGTATAGTTAACTTAGCTCCAATAGAATTACCAGTAATACTTCTAGATAAGACTACATCTACTGTAGCAGCAATTGCTGCTCGAGCATGATAATCTACCAAAGCCCCGTGTTTAACTACCGAATCATATCTCCTTGCCGTAGATAGGAAAGTTTCCCTTGCCATGTTATCTACATAGTAGTGAAGTACTTCGGCAATTGCCGCAAACAATGAGAGGATGATAATTAAGATATTCCCCTCCGAATAATCCGTTATGAGTTTCTGACCTTGAGAGTCTTTGAGTCCCATAAGGGATTCAACCAGCTTGGCCTTAATCTGTTGATAGGACCTCTGGTATGGGTTAAGCCATTTATTTGTGATTCCCATATTATTGTGTATTTAATGAATTATCCGACCGGTCATAGGTGATATCAAGGTACTGACTAGAATTTGTTCCATTTACTACATAGGTTACTTCTATGTGTATTTTTGCATCAACTCTAGTAACCGTGATATTTTGGAAGGTTATCCGTTGTTCCCAAGCACCTATGGCTTGTTTTAAAAACTCTTTAATTATAAAACTTAGGGCTTGTGAGTTTGGTTCCTCAATACATTGCCATAGTTTACTACCAAAGTTTTCCTGTCGAAATCTCTGGCCTATCATATAATATAATATCGAACTTATATTATCCCTGATAAGTTTAAAATCCCCATTTACTGGGTACCAACCTCTTTCACCATTTTCATTGGTTGTAAGTTGGATAGGATAGGTTACACCTATACCAACTAAGTCTGTAAAATAATTCTTTTCCATTAGTGTATGCAGGTTTTATCCTCATAATCGTCTACAACGAATTGTGAGAAAGGTTTAGTTACTTGAGTTAAAGTTGGACCGGAAGAACCAGGTCCGGTAGTTACACCTGAGTGTACATGAGAATTGAACATACTACGAAGTTGTTCTAGTTCTTTAATGGTTTGGTTTAATTTTTCGGTTAATTGAAAAATATTGATTACTCCGCCATTTTCTCCAGTATTAAGTATCACGGAATCACCAGAAGATACATTGATATCCCCTTCGGCATTTATTACTATCTCTTTCTCCGAACGAACATTTACAGGTCCATTGAAATGTAAATTGAGTTCTCCGTTATCATCATTTATTACTATTAAGTTTCCTTCGGGAGTAACTATCCCCATTTTATTGGAACCATCCAGAGGTTGGGGTATTTGACTCATTCCCCAACCATGGTATTCCCAGAGAGGTTTAGTTGGGTCACCAAATTCAAAAGTAACAAATACAGTATCTCCCACTTTAGGGGCTAAGAATTTGAAACCAGAACTAATTGAACCATGTTGTCCTTTAGGATATGCCCAAGCAAATACTCCACCCATTACCTCTGGAACACATACCTTTACCCTGTTCATATGTTTCTCTACATCGTTATTATCAATAACAATGCCACGATAAACAGAGTAATACCGACCAAGACCCTCTAAGCCTTCGTCGGTTATTATCTTTGCTGTTTCGTAACTCATACCCTTATTTTTCTACATAGATTTGACTTGCAATTCGCTTATGCCTTTTAGCTATGTCTCGGTATACTCGATTAGCTATGGCCATATAATTAAACTTAACCCCATAATCTTCAGGCACTTGGATTTGTTTAACTGATATCTTACCAGGAATTAACTTACCCTTAGAGGTAACTGTATTACCTGTAGATAACACTATACCCTCTGCCAAGGCTTGGGGATTATCGGCATTTACTTCAGTATAATAAGCCTTCTTTCGAATAAACTCAGCTTGACCCTTGATATCAATTATGTCTCCCTTATCATTCAAGAAATGTTCATTATAGTATACTTTCTCATTATAAGTAAAGTTAAGATTAAGATTCTGAGAAGTACTTAAAGCTTTTTTATCTTGACCCTTTGTAGTTTTGGCATTAGCTTTAGCATCATTAGCTACGATATTTTGAGTAGATAAATCAGTCTTAGAAGTTACAGAACCAGACTTGGAATTGTTCTTTACTAATTCCATATTAGTTATATACCCTTGACCAGCGTCCATAGAATGAGTACATTGTTTTATATACCAAAGCCCTGACCAACGTTTCCCTACATTATCTATTCGGATTATTTGGGAAGTTGCTAGCATAGGTCTACCCACTACCTGAAGTTGACATACTAATCTTTTCTCAGTTTGCTTTAAACCACCATTGGCATTAGCATTAGCTGCCCAAGCATACTTATCGGCACCACCGTATCTACTAAATAAATTATGGTAAAGTTTATAAAGAGGTACCTTGAGATTTACCCTTTTCATGTGCCTTACCTTAACCTTCTTACCATATTGACCTTGGCCATAGTGTTTATTAGTATCAATCTCCATACCAGATAGTACTTCAGTATAGGGGTCTTTATTTAAAGCTTCGAACCCTCTTTCTGATGCAGGTAGTACTCCCATTTGGAAATTGATACCAGAAGCTATACCTGCTCCGGCCTGTTTAGAAGCATAGCCTTCTGGGTCATAGTCTAATGGGTCTACATACTCCTCTACCATAAACTCCATACCATCTTCGTCTTCGAAAAGGTATCTTTCATACTCTAATAATTTCTTAAGATTAGCTTCTAATTCTTTACCATTCTTAGAATTTCTTAGCACTTGTTTAAGGGCATTCTTCTTATCGTCAGGTAACTCATTAGCTGCTTGATTAATGGTAGCTCGTACTTCTTCGGTAGACATTTCATCGAATTTTCTTTGCTTACCTGCTTCATAAGCACCTACTGGACCAACTGCTTCATATTCCTCTACCCGCTTTTTATATTCTGCAGTTTTTTCCATGTTATACTGAAGCTGAGTGTCCCAAGCATCCATTACCTCTGTAGGAGTAGTAGGATGACTTCTATAATCTTCAAACCCATTGCCAGTAATATTAGACACCATAAGGTTATCTACCTGAGCCACAGGAGGTCTTAAAGCTAATGGAGGTTTATCCTCTGGCTCATTTATATTAGTTGATAATACCGATAAATCTTTACTATCTGGGTCTAGAGATGGAGCTAATACTGCTTTAACTCTTTTAGTTATTTTCTGAGTAGCAAAAGATACTCTAAGTACTTCCCCATTCTCTCCTTGATATGTATAAGTACATACCGGTTCTTCATGGAATTTCCGATTATGTATATAGATAACACCATCCCTTGAATCCACATACCATGGCCCATTAGTATACCCTTTCATCTTCTGTTCTAATTGAACTAAGACGTTCTTGCCCACTAATCCAAAGTCACTATCAATTAAAGCTTTCAAGTCTTCTGGCATAGCTACTTCTGCTACTCCACTGTATTTGTTAGCATAGAGTACTTTACCAGTAGTAGTACGGGTATTCTCTGTGGGTACCTGTAGTGACTCGTATACTTTATTACTTATTATCTGTTGTTCCATTACTGAAATATTTCTATGATTACACCAGTAGCATTCCCACAGCCATTGTCTAAATAGGTAGATAATTTATAGCCTTCCATATCCGAATGGACATAAGCAGGTTGATATCTTAAATCTCCAGAAGAATCAATGCACTTAATAGTTACATGAGTACCTGTAGAATCAAATACGGCTTCGAATTCCCTTACCTTAATTATTTTTATGGGCCCAGATATAAATTGGCCATCAGGGTATATATATCCCCATTGAAGACAAATGTTTTGGTTCTCTTGAATCTCGGCAATATCTACAGTATCAGGATTACCCGTATCGAAAGTAATGGTAGCCAAGTTTTCTTTTTCTTCATCATATCTATAACTCCAGGTACTTATATACGCTCCAAGGGGTATACCTGTAATTGGATTCATTATAGGCATACCTCCAAAATTGAAAAGGGCCAAATAAGGTTGACCCATTCCATTATATAATATAGGTTTCTGTTTAGCTGCCATAAGTCGGTATTCTTATTAGGTTTCCCATTTCTAATTCCTTAAAAGGATTCAGTATCTTATTAGCTTCAGCTATGATGTACCACTTACCAGAATCACCATAATACCTGAAAGCAATATTTTGTAGGGTTTCCCCATCTTTAACAGTATGTTGAATATCGTTAGGGGATTCTGGTACTATTGGAGGTTTAGCCTCTAAGGAATAATCCCCATCGTTATACTTCAGAGCATAGGCATTATTATATGGGCTAGCTCCCTTTATATATTGGTTAACATCAATCATATTTAATACCTCCTGTCTTTTTAAGTGAATCGGAATTTATAAAATCTCCATAGGATAAGTTATATGCACTTACTCTCTTGAAAATCAATTCTTGAGTTGCTGCTGCAGGCAATAACCTACCATTACCAAAAGTAGCTGGCTTTCCGGGTATCCTTATTCGATAACCGTTCTGAAAGTTCTTCAGAGTATAAGTTGCTGAAGTAAGAATGTAGTTGTGATTATCAAATATACCGGAATCCCCCCACTCAATCTTAACAATCGGAGGAGCAGCCTGGTAACCATTAGATTTAGACCATGCCTCTAATAACCTACATTTATTGATTACCTCTTCTGGATTTTCTGGGTCATTACAGTACCAAGACACATTGAATTGAATAATGTCTTCAGCTCCAGTAAAGTGATACATTGGTACATTGCGACCCATTGATTTAATGGTGGCCCATGTGGTTTCTCCTCTAAAATCTATTTCTGGAGGTCTATTCTGTAAGGTAATGTATTGAGTGGGGTTAACAGTCATGTTATATATCCTTACTTCATTCTGATATATAACATCTGCTTTAGCCTCGAAGTTTCTGTAATTAGTAGTATTCTTATTCCCCTTTGCTGGGTCTACTCCTTCACCTTCTTCTAACCTTGGGAATTGTAATTCCATTCTCCATTTAGCCTGGAGTTGTTTATTTAGAATAGGGTTCTTAGACGATATTTGAGCTTCTCCGATTACCCCATTTGGGTTATAGAGTTTACCCTTTTGAGAATCATCCTTTGGAAGAGTAGAGATAGTTCGATTGAGTAATATCCGAGCTCTCCATAATTTATTTAGGGGACCAGTAAGAACACCTGCCGTATCTCTTGTAAGGTCATTGTACTTTTCAACAATTTTACCTGCTGCTTTATTTAATACTCTAGCCATAGTGTTTTAGTTTTATATTCCCATTACAAATGCAGCTCCAGTAAAATCTTGTTGAGAACCTGGAGCATAATCTCCAACTGCTTGACCATCTACTGAGATATTGATACGAGAATCTCTCATACCTTCTTTAATAGCTAACCTAACAGCATTAATAAATCTCTCTTCATTCTGAGCCCTGATAGTAGTTGGGTCTTCTTTCTCTTTATTCTGAGCTTCAGTATTCCTATCTACTGAATTACTAAGGTAACTAATACCCTCGATTAATAAAGGAAGACCTACAGTAATTGCTAATCCCCAAGGTCCACCGAGTAATCCCAAGAGTCTACCACCTACTGAAGCTAGCCCTTTTATAGCACCTTGCTTAACTACTTGACTACCTACTTGAGCTCCTGCACCAGCTAAAGCCCCGCCAGCTAAATTACCCGCCATAGTAGTTGCTAATGGTACTCCAGGATTTGGTGTCTTAACATATCTTCCGGTTTTAGTGTTATAAAATCTACCAGCAGAATTCATACCAATACCGCTTGACATCATTTGGAGTTGAACCATGGTTCTCATAAGGTTAACCATCCTTACCATGTGTGCTTCCATAATGGCAAACTGAGTATTAGTTTTTATTGCTGCAGCAGACATACCTTCAGTAGAAGCAGTAGCAATAGTTTGTAAATACCCAACAGACCTAATAATACCTCTTACAGTATTAAATCCTGCAACAATAGTACCTACTACTACTGCAGTAGCTCCTACCCTAAGACCAAAACCTCCAACCCAAGTTTCTGAAATAGAATTAATTACTTTGATTATAGAGTTACCCACATTTAGTACTGGGGTAAAGATTCTACCCAAAGCTGCACCTGCGGTAACTGTTAAGTTCTCTATACTTGATTCGAATTGGTCAATTACACCTGCATCAGTTTTAAGACGTTCTTCATTGAGTCGATTTACTGCCCCAATGTTTTGGTCATAAGTAGCAAGTATCTTACCCATCTTATCTCTACCAGAAGCAATATCCCTAAGTACGGGGAGCATACCACGATTACCACGAACTCCAAAGATATTGAAGAAAGTTGGTGTTTCAATTCGTGAAGGTAAATCTACTGCAGCCTTAGCAAACTTCTGATAGATAGTATAAAGGTCTATAAGATTACCCTGAGCATCGAAGAATTCATCTGGACTTAAGCCCAGGTCTGCTAAAGCGTTATAGCCTTTCTTTTTTTGGTTAACAAGAGAGAGCTGTAAGTAACGAATCATATTGGCCAGTGAGGTACCTGCCATAGAACCCTGTATACCCATATCACCCAATACACCAATAGCAGCAGCCGTTTGCCGAAGGTCTACTCCAGCAGTTGCCATATCTGCTCCTGCATAAGATATGGACTGGGCTAAGTCTGTTAAAGATATATTTGCATTAGTAACTGCAGTATATAAATCATCGGTTACTCTAGCGGCTTCTCCCATTGGGATTTGGTACATTGACATGATATTGGTCATCAAGTCAGCTACACCACCTTTCTGTCCCACTGGCATTGTAAAGATTGAAGCCAGCTTAGATGCTGGCCCAATCATTTCTTTAATAGCATCGAATTTATTACCCGCCATAGCCAGGTATCTTTGTCCTGATGCAACATCCGAAGCAGTAAGAGGAGTTATCTCATTGACATCTTTTGCCAATTGTAACATTTCTCTTTGTTCTGCAATGGTAGCACCAGCAATTTTCGAAGCAGTCCAAACTTCATTCTGAACACCCGCAGAGTATTTATAGGCCCTTGCCATTCCCCCTACGAGCTGCATTCCGAAGTCCATTGTATTGGAAGCTGACATCTGTATACCTCTATTCCAGGTATTCATATCATTCATCATTGTTCTGAATGACCCAGATATCTTGCCAGCCTCTTGAGAGAATCGGTCTTTTAAAACCATGGCAACACCGACCTCTACTATACTCCTACTGGTATTCATAATTTACTTTCTTTTCTTTAATTGTTTATAATATTGCTCGGCCATTTCCTTGAATATTTTCCTTATTCGATACGGAAGACGTAAAAAGCCGAAATAGTCTAAGGCTATCTCGGCTCTGGTGATATAAACAAAATCACTCTCTAACATTACTCTTCCGTCAGGTAGAAAAAATTCGGTGCCCAAACTATAGGATAAGTTCTTTCTTCTCCGGTGGTTGGATTAGTGATATGGGATTCACCTTTGAAGATAGGGTCCATAGATAAGATATGCTTTCTCATCTCAGCCATATCCTTTGCAGTAAACGGAGTAAAGTTTTCTACCTTCTCCCAACTACCATCAACCTCTAAGTGAAGATTACGGCAAAGAAGAGGAGCATTCTTAGTTTGTTTATCCAAAGGCAACTTCATGAACTCTTGTTCTCCCTTACCAGTCATACAATCGAATTTAATTCTCTTGCCAGATGAAAGAGTGTATTCATGATCTACCAATCTAACTCCCTCTGGATAATAAGGGATAGCATCTGGCTTCTGATTTAAATCCTCTACAGTTGGAGTAGTACCGTAATCGAAAAGGAACTCATGAAGGTCTTGGCCATAAGTAATCTTACCACCATTCTCTTTGCCCCAATCATATTCGAATTCTACTTCCTCTCCCAAAGAGAAGATACGAGAATTGAAGATAATAGCATAACGGTCATTGACTGGTAAGTTAAGGGCATCATCTACGGTTAATTTCCCATTAGGGGTAGCAGTAGTTCTAATTACAATTGCTGCAATGAACTTGGTAAGGTTCATCAAAGTCTTCATGTCTGAAAGGTTACTGAGGATATCTTCATCAGCACCATTCTGTTCTCTGATTTCATATTCGAAACCAGAAGGTCCGGTAAATCTAAATGTTCTAAATTCCATAATTTGATATATTTAATGTTTACAAATGTTCATAGTACTCCGTATAACAACAAGAAAGGGGTGAGCTCCTATCACAGGAATCCCACCCCTCCACCGAATCTTAGTGAAAATAAACTAAGGAATTAGTATTTATCTGCAGTACCAACTGAGAACTCTATGGACTCAATGGTATTCTCTGAAGCCATTCTGTCCAAGTCTAAGCCGGTAATCTTACATGGCCATACCTCTTCGAAGACATGGGTATTAAGAACTGAGACTCCATCTTCGGCAAGTTCATTTACAATAGCCGTTTCCCAATATTGGCTTGGTACCAAACCTCCACCAACTATGTGGTCTTGGCAAGCATAAAGCCAATCATGAAGCCATGTGTCTGAACCTGCAGTAGTCATAAGTTTCTCTACAATAAGATTACCTATAGTAACCCTACCTGCAGTTTTAACGTCTCTATTGACGTCCCCATGAGCAACCTGGTCAATTTCAATATCTGGCAAAGTACAACTTTGGAATAGATAAGTATTGATAGGGTGTTTGGGGAACATGATGCTCCACAAGAATTTCTTCCGTGGGTTTTTTACTTTTGCTCCCATTGTGTTATGAGTTTATAAGTTATTACTTGTTTCTACGATTGATACTGCCTTAGAAGCTGCATCGATTACAATCTCCATAGTTACCTCTTGCATAGGAACTACATCCTTATACTTAAGGATAGCACGGTACTTACCCTGACGAGCATCTGCTTCGTTATTAACCGAAAGGTCATCCCAAGAAGTTGCATCTTGGTCACCCATCCAGGTATACTCGGTCATAGCATCTTCATCTACCAATGAATCCAGTGTAGGTTTAACCTCCAACCAGATTCTCTTCCAAGTACTCCAAACGTTTGGTTCTTCGATATATTTGTTGAGTACCGGGCGAAGGAACTTCTTCAGGTAAAGGTTCAGTCTTACGATTGAAAGGAATCTTTCAGAATCCTGTTTCACTTGAGAAGAGAAGCAATGCCATAGCATGGTTTGCTTACCTGCATCTGGAGTATCTTTGATTACCATCTCATTGATATAATTCTGAGCAAGGGTGTTCAGTTCGTTATATCGAGAAGGAGAACCATAGTTAGGGCATACTGGACCAACTGCATCTCCAATAACCCCTCGGTTCATACCAGCAAAGGATTTCCAAGGACCATATTGAGTAGCAGAGGCATCTCCCAAACCAACAATAGTACCCACTACATCGGAATCCTGAAGATTACCGTTTTCGTTGTAGTACTTAAGTCCACCACCAAAGTAGGCAATGTACTTAGAGTTACCTACAGTACCAAGGCAAGTCTGTACCCAAGTTACCTGAGCTTTGTAATCTCTTGCCTGAGTACCTTGAGTATAATGGGTTAAATGTTTGGGAACTTCGATATACAGTACCCATTCCATCAATTCCTTTGCCATATCTGCAGCAGCCTTATATACCTTGAGTACATCTGAATCGGTAGTAAGGTGTTGAGAGATATGTGAGATAAATAACTGGTAGAAATCGGTGTAATCTTTTACCAAATCCAATGAAGTAATCCATTCGTCAGCAGTAGGTGTAGTTCCAGCACTACCTACCGTACCATTAAACAGTTTCTCTGTTTCGGAAGGTGCAGCATCTCCCACTGTAATGGTGATAGCATTCTTAGTACCATCAATGTCATCGGTAAGCCACTTGATTAGGTTTTCAAAAGAGGAACCTGCAGTAATTACCGGCTTAATATATTCCGAGTTCTTAGCAAATGCACTAAGAGCAAGGTAATCTACCGAAGTATTATTGTTATCATCTGCAGTTTTCCAAGTTATTACTGGGCCCTGTTCAAGTACTTGCCCATTAGCTGAATAGATTTTATAATACAAGGTATTGGCTTGCTTATAAAAACCAACCTGGAAAGTATTTGCACTACCAATTGGGTCTCCATATCCCTTGGTTACTAACCCAAAACTATAAGTAGTACTACCCGATTTTAAAGTAATCAAAGCAGAAGGTTTAGCTGGGTCGGTTACAGCAGAAGCAACTGAGATTTCATCTTCTGAATCTTTAGGTTTTCTTGCTGCAGCCTGAGAAGCAGTTATTGTACCTTGAGTAGCTCCTTTGCCAAGTACTCGAATAACACGAAGCTTAGAACCACCTTGCAAGGCCTTTTCGATATTTGATACAGAACCATCCGGTACAATTTCAGAACCATAGATTCTTTGGAACTGAGAGAATGTAGAGATGATTTCTGAAGGGTCATCGTATGGACCTTTAGTAGTTCTAGCCAATACACAAGAAACTCCTAACATAGGAGTAGTTTGAAGAACGTTGTTGTTCTTAAACTTAAAATCAACATGAGGTGAAGTTGGCATAATTCTATTGTGATTAAAGTTAATTACTCGTTTAATTTATACCTTAGAGTATTGTACCTATTCTTTCGGTACCTTTAACTCTAACATTTCGTTTTCGTTTTGTTCTAATGTCCCAATGAGAACTGAGATATCCTTGATAGGTGTAAGTGTACCTTCTTCCAAAAGCTTTTCTGGGAGAATGCCATCCTTACATATATAAGTGTATACCTTTTCGAGTATACCATGTTCTACATCGGGATGGTCATAATAATTACCAATTTCAATGAATAGGTTTCCGGTGGGAGCAAGCCTGCCCTTTTCCCATTCCTCTAAGTCATTGAAGTATGGTCTCACGTATCCTCTAGCAGGTAAGCCAGTATATAAGATTGTATGTAGCAACCTCATATCTGCTTGTGTTTGAGAAACCAGATGTACATCTATGGTAATATCCTTAGTTTCATAAGGAAACTCTGAAGCTTGGTAATTGCCATCCTCAAGTTTATCACCAATAATGTATTTATTCACACCAATATCTCCAGCATAATAACCCTGTAGTTCTATGGTTATTCTTGGGAGAGTCTTTGGGCCTTTTACTTGATTATTCCCTATACCAAAAAGTGGTATAAACTTCTTCATACCTTTGATTGCCTCTTGAAATCTTTTTTCGTTTTCTTGAGACAAAGGTAAGAAGTCTTCTGGGTTTAAGGTAAGACCCATTTCTAACATTGTACTAAGTAGAGAGATATAAAAAGTTCTTTCTACTATTTCTTCTGAGTTTACCATTAAAGTCCTAATCTAATATTTAATTGAACACTTTGATTGCCATTGTCATTAATATACCCATTATAAGTTACCTGAATACCTCCAAAACCACTCATTATGGTTTGTAAATGACCAACACAATTTAATTCACTAACCCATTGAGTAGCAATATTTGAAGGATAATCGGTAAGCCATACTTTAAAGGGTATTGGTTCAGAACCAATAACTCCAGGGAATTGACCCTCTATTGTCTTACTTATATCGGTTATCTTAAATTGTTTTATAAATTTAGCAACTTGAATACCGTTGATAAGGTAGTACTGATAACCCTTTACATTACTAATCCGAGCAGTACTAGTATTTTGACCAGGATTTGGGAATGGTATATTCGGGGTTGGTTCAAAGCCATACTTAGTAGTTCTAGTACCTGGAGATTGAGTTATATTTAAAACTATCTCAGTGTTAGGTTCTTGCTGTGAGATAATCTTAACTATAGCAGTTCTTTCCAAGGGGTCATAGTTACTGGGGTTATGTTCTTGATTAGTAGATTTAGTTTTGATAGTAAGCTTACCTGCGGCATTAGCTTCTCCAATTTCTTGGGTTACCTCTAACCAATCTGAGGAGCTTTCAACTTTCCAATCTACAGCACGATATTCATCTTGAGGCTTATTATCGATAAACTTCTGTTGGTAACTGTATACACCTATTTCTAGGGTCTCACCCCTTTTAGTACCATCGAAAGTATGGGAAGTAGTTTCTGGAGTGATACTAAAATAAGTTCCCCAGGTCTCTACTATTTTAGGAGCGGCCTTTTGTACCAGAGTTACTTCCCTTTCTACACCCTGAACTACTACCTTGAGAACCTGCTCTTTTATATTATTCATGTCTTCGTTTACTGCCTTAGGCTTTACCCTAATAGTTGCAGTACCAGTTCCGGATAAGGATGATATTTCGAAATCTGCTGCCATTATATAACCCTCCTTATTTCTTTTCTAATTTCATTACGTATTTCCTTTTGTAAGGCAGCTTTTCCACCAGCAGCCTTAAATGCAGGATTCCAAAGAGGACGAGGTGGTAAATTACCATCTCTACTACCATACTCTAACATGATAGCTATCTGATTCAAAGTCTTTCTTGAAGTCTTACCCGTATAGGTAATCTTCTTGATTCCAATTGGCAATCCGACGAAAGTTCTTTTCTTACCTTTTACCAAAGTAACTGAACGAGCATATTGCCCCGTAAGATTTAACATGGTATGGTCCCCGTATTTCTTTAGGGTACCAGGAGCATGTGGTGGCCATGATACTCCTGAACCTCTTGGGGGAACACCCGTATTCAAACTTCGTCTTACTATACGAAGAAGTTGATTACCAAACTTTTCTGTACCTTTCGCATAGCCCTTGGTTAAGATACTTGGAGTTTTGGCAATCAACCTTTCTGCACGAGCTTGTTCTCGTTTATCTACGTATATTTCTAGAGGGCCAACTGGAGTCGATAGTGTAATATTAACCGACTTACTTGGCATAATTCTTACTGTTGTTTAGGTTTATCCAATCCCAGCTCCTGAGCAATTCTCTGTAACAGAGCCTCTTGAGTGGAGATTCGTTGGTCCATGTATTGACGGAACTCCTCAAACCCTGGAGCAGGTTTACTTGGAGCAGAAGGTGATTGGTTAATTGAATTGAGAATGTTATCGCATTCAGAAACAATTGCCTCAAACTTTGGTCGATTGTTAAGTATATTCAAGGCATTATGTTTCTGCATAGTAACCTCATTAATTATATTCACTACATCGGTAGTATAATATACACCATTATAAATACCTTCATCAGATTGTGATGGCAAGTATATGGTGAGTTGTGATACCGAATCTTGGATTACCAATTCGACACTGTTAACAAAGCCGTCTTTAGCACCAGAGGCCATTGGTTTACTTTCTCCTACCTTTACGATTCTTGCTGTATCAAAAATAGGATAACCAGACCGTCTGTCTTTTTCTAATGTGAAAATCACTTCACCTTTCTGTACCTTTTGGAAAATCAATGTTCTTTCATCCATAATCATCTTTTATTTATTAAGTTTAAACCAAATGAAACTGCACCTGGATTCCTTTGCATGAAGTCTACCAGGTTTAAGAATTGATAGTATCCAAATTGATTTATGAGTACCTGAGCTTTGTTTGCTACTTCTTGTGCAATCTCTATATTGGGAGCAGGTAGAGCTAACTGTATCTTAAATTCGGTGAGTTGTTCTTGTTCCATAATTCCTTAGTTTAATGAGTTAAAACGAAAAAAAGGAGTACACCTAAAACAGATGCACTCCTTTTAATCATCTCGGTATTTTAAATTACTTAGCTGGCGTTGTAGTACCGGTCTTCAAGGCAGCTACCACTTGATTGACGATGTTCTGGTCTCTCTGAGCATCTATCACTCGATTGAGGCGAGCAATCTCGGTGTCTTTGGCAGTGTTCTCTATGAGGCACTTGATTTCCTGTTGGCCATTCTTGAGGTCACAGCAGCAACGTTCCAACTGAAGAGCCAAGTCAGATTTTACTTCTTTAATCAAGCCTTTGGTTTCACAGCAGCAATCCGACTGTTGGTGTTCCATGTGGCAGAGACGATCCATAACACGGTTGAAGCCTGCGCCCATTTGGTCACGAGAATCTCGGATATCCGAATTAGTTTTGTAACCCAAATCGCAAAGACCTCTTTCCGTAGTGAAACGGTTGTTAAGGATTTCCCTACCAACACCGGCAACATCTTTTGCTACACCATTGACTTCTTGAGTAACTCCACGAGCTGCATCAGAGATATCTTTGTAGATACCCGCCTTTGCTTCCTGAACCGTAGCTTCTACTTTCTGAATATCAGCTTTTGTGTCATTGATTTTGTCCCATACGGAAACTGCAGCAGCACCAAAGCCACCACCTACCAATGCACCACCAACGGCTCCCCATCCAGAGCCCCAACCGGAATTCCGGTTGCAACAGTCATTATAGCCTCTGTCCGCGATTACAACGCCATCGCCAGCACCTTTTACTTCTACTCCCATAATGCTTTGGATTTAGAAATTAATAAATAAAATTAACTATCTCATATAAAAATGTTCTAGTGTTGTAATTAAACCTATGCAATTTCGAATACATACTCATAGGTTATAGTTGCAGCACTCTGGTTAATATTAAGTGTTATCTCCTTACCAGATTCTGATTGAGTTACCGTTACTGTAGCAGACCTTGAGGATTCAGCAGTGTTCTCATAAGTTTTAACTGAGAGCCCATTATCTACTATATTAACAATAGTCCAACTCGGTACATTTCGACTTGCTCCTACCGGATATATATCAGAGGTTTCTGTACCATTTATCACTTTCTTTTTATAAGAGATGAATGGAACCTCTTCAGTTTTTCCCAAAGCTGGATGAGTAATAGACTTAGAAGTCTGACTTCCAGGAGCACTCCCCCAATTAAAATAATAATTATAAGATACACTTGCACCGCCCTGAGTGATATCCACATAATCGGAAGCACCTCCATAAGAAGCCGTAACTCTAATAGACCTACTACTTGTACTGGTATTCTCAGAAGCACTAAGTGTAGTACCAGATAGACTAAATCCTGAGGTACCATTGGTACTTAAACTTGGAGTAGCACTATCAGAGCCATCCCTTGTATTTGAACCCGAAGTATAATTCGCATATCTTGGTCTACTAGCACTTGGGTACAAAGTTACACTACCTCCAGTATTACCGATAGTATAAGAATTTGCCGTTAAGCTTACACTCCAAGAGCCATAGGTATACCCAGTAAGTTCGTTTGCTGCCTGGTATACTGGTACACTTACAGATTTGGTTTTACCATTTAGTGATAAGGTACCAGTAAGGGTTCCTACCTTGGTTCTAGATTTAACGGTAGTACCCAAAGAACCTGCACTAACTGCAGTACCATAACTAATGCTAGCACCGCTTGTAATTGTGCCACCTCCAGTTGTAGAACCATTCCATCCCCAAGTCTGAGAATATGATGGCATACTTGAGAATGAACTTCTACTTCCTCCACTTGCAGGTATATCGGATACACTTCCTCCACTTGCAGTGATTTCACTGTAAGTCCTATAACCTGCAGATTGAGAACAACTAATAGTTGCCTTCTTATTAGTTTCAGCTTGGGTTAAGGTTACCGTACCACTTCGTGTACTGGTAGAAGTATTATTACCCATAGTTACAGAAGTACCACTTCCGGATACGCTACCAGAGTTGGCTCTAGTATAACTTAGAGTAATTTGGTTACCATAATTATGCCCATTTCTTAATTCTTGCTTGTAAGAAGTAACTGAAAAGGTTTTGGTACCTCCAGTAGCCCCAAAAGACATAGAAGTAGGTGATACACTCCAACCATAACTCCAAGATTGAGAGGCCGCTGCTTGAGTGAAGGTTATTTTAAAAGTTTTACCCGATTCATCCTGTGTAACAAGAGTATTGGAATCCGACCGAGAGGTTAATCCCAAATTCTCTGAAGCAGTCCAAGGAGGTGTTTGATTACTATGATTAGCTACCCATGCAGGTCTATTACTAATAACATAATTTACCGTAACTTCAGCCCCATTAGCTACTCCATCCCAATATTTCTGTTTTGTAGAAATAAAACCAAACCCCTGATTAGAAGAGCTTGGGTTACCCAAAGCATCGAAGCTTACACTACTGTATCTAGTAGTAAAAGTATATTTATAAGTTACCTTATGAATATCTTCTAACTTTACTGTTTCGTTATTTCCATAGGAACTGGCATTGGATAGTTCCAACCCCAAATAGTTTTCCCCTGTTCCTGTAGGGGAGAGTGCTAACAATTCAGCCTTGGTAGGACAGTCATTGCCATCCTTACCAAGGCCTACTTTAGTTTTGACAGCACTCCAGGTTGCTATCTCTCCCATAAGATTTATTTGTTTTTAAGTTCCTGAATCTCTGCCTTCAAAGCCTTGATTTCATCGTAAAGGAGTTTAACACCCTCGATTGCCAAGGTTGACATCTTATGATATTTGACTTGTTTTACGAGTACGTATTCTTCTCCGTTGATTTCCAAGGTTTCGAATTCCTCTGGATTAGGTACCGTAGATTTCTCTACTGGAACTTCTTCCACATATTTACCAAAGCCTAAGCCCTCGAGGTTCTGAGCAATAGTTCCCTCATCTTCCTTACCAAGCATACTAAATGACTTAGTAGGTATCTGGCAAATCTGGTCTAGAGTATGATTCAAATCTCGGATATTATCTTTGAGTCGAATATCTGAAGACTCTTTCCAGAAACCGGAAGGAGCAGTAGTCTTAGCAAATACTACCTGGTCAGTAGTTGCCAATCCCAATTGAGCTCTAGTTACTGTATGAGGATTATCCTTTCTACCTGCATGGCTATTGATAGAAGTTTGAGCAGCAGTACCTGCAGCCTTAGCATCGGCAATAGCAGCAGCCTGAGCAGTAGATACTGGCTTATTTGCATCCGAAGTATTGGAAGCATTACCCAAACCAACCTGGGATTTGGTAACTCCATGAGGATTAGATTTATTGGCAATATGGTTATTTACCTTAGTTTCCAATGCAGTTACATCTGAACCTGTATCGGAGATTTGATTATCAATATAGGTTTTTAATTCTGTACGAAGAGCATTGATAGCATTAGTTCTATCGGTAATCTCATTTGCCAGGCCTTGTACTGTATTATCAAGGTTAGTCTTATCGGATGCAGTCATTACACCAGCAGCAGTTTTGGTTGCTGCAGGGATATTAACATCTACATCAGTACCTTTAGCATATGAACCTTCTTCAGTATTCTTTACCCATCTAAAATATTTTAGAATGAGATAACCCGCAGCTGGATTAATAGAGTTAATTACCGTCATTATTTCATTCGGTAAACTATTAATCAGCTTATCATGAGCATTATCTTTTGCAATACGGGCCTCTTGTTCAGCTTCAATAGCATCTGGTAAGGTTTGATTAAGCTTTATTACACTATCGGCATCCATCAGACCAGCTTCTTTAGTAGTGGCTGGAGTTAGAGGGATTACCATCCCATCGGGTTTATCAATGTAATGCCCTTGACCATCCGTAGCAGAATAGTTACATAAGATAATAACATTACGCTTATTTTTGTTAGCTATTGAAACCTTACTAATTAAATTTTTAGGCATGCTAGATACCACATCCTCAAGATGCTTACCTCTACTACCTTCGAAAGCAGTACCTGCGATTTCCCCAATGATAAGAGACGAAGTATTACTGTCTACGAATTTAGTACCTGACCAACGGAATTGGTATGGAGGTTCACCATCGGCAACATTTATATAAATCTTACCAGATTCTCCAACTACGGGAGTTTGGTGACCTGCATCCGTATACAATTGAACATTAGTAAGACCTCCAGTGGGGCTTACATCATAGGTAGCATATACTTCAAGTACATCATCTACATATGAAGGCAAATGGTTAGCAGGTACTAACCCATTCCCATCCAATGGAGCAAAGCCATCAGCCTTACCCTTAGTTGCTACAAAGGCATCATGTTTAGCTTCTAGAGTATTAATATTATTCTGTAACTTAGTTTCAAGGGCAGTATCTGCTGCAGTTCTATCAGCAATCTCTCTATCAATCCTTGCACCCAATGCAGTATCAGCAGAAGTACGAGCAGTTGCTTCATCGTTTACAGCTTTAGTAAACTTGGTATCTAAAGCAGTATCTGCAGCTTTTCTATCAGCTACTTCTTGAGCAAGAGCGGCTTCTGATTTACCGTCCAAAGCTTCGATAGCATCTTTACGGTCCTGAACCTCTTTGGCAATAGCATTGGGTAATGTCTCATCCAGATTAACCTTATCTTGAGCGGTCATTACACCGGCTTTCTCTGTAGTAGCTGCTGGGATATAAGTAGCCTTATAATCTTCAGGCTCATGAGTATAAATACCCTCTTCTTTTTTAGAAGAGAAATTATGAGTTAAAGTAACATGACTACTTTGTTGACCTACCTCAACTGGTTTATCACCAGATAAGATAATAATATTATCTGGTATAGAATCAAACAGCTTCTTATCTGCTGCAGTTTGTACACCGGCCTTTTCTGCAGTAGAGGCAGGCAATGTAATAGGATTCTGTTCTACTGTACCATCTTCAACTACGGTCTTAGTTGCAGCTATACCTACTGTGGTTTCATTAGGTGTTACTGCACCAAGGGCAAAGTTAGCAGTAGAGATTCTATCCAATTCTACCTTATCTTTCGCAGTCATCGTACCAGCCTTAGTAGCCGATACCTGAGGCAAATCGAAAGTTTCGGTAGTATCAGCATTCAAACCGTTATCCTTAGTTACGGTTACTGTTACCTTATTAGCATCAGAAGCTGCAGAGAGATCAGTTAAAGAATTTGGGTCTAACCCATCTAACTTAACCTTGTCTGCTGCAGACATAACTCCAGCAAGAGTTTGAGTTACCGGAAGTAAATTCTTGGTAGCTTCTACTTCTTCACCATATTGGTTATTTGCCTTATCCTTGGTTGAAGTCTTTACCTTGAAAGAAAGTTGGGTACCGGTTCTTGTTACAGCACTAACATCGGTAACCATGGTGTCTGGCAAAGCATCGGAAGTACCTTCTTCAGCTTCCAATCTTTCTTCATGGTCATCGGTAATAACCGTAAATTTATTATCTAATGCCGTATCAGCATCTGTTCTGTCCTGAATTTCTTTATCGATACGTTTACCCAGAGCATTATCAGCAGCAACTCTTGCAGCTTCTTCAGCATCGATATTATCCTGGAGAACCTTATCTGCAGCTTTTCTTTCCTCTCTTTCTGTGTTGAGGTCAGAGGTATTCTGGTCAATCTTTGCTTCCAATCGAATATCCTCAGCTTTACGAGCAGCGATTTCGTTATTAAGCAAATCAGTAATTGCAGTATAACCACCATTAACATTATCTTGAATACCCTGGATTAATTCCAGGTTACGTTGGATATTGGCAGTATTCTGTGTTACCAGGGCATTAGTAGCATTCAGTGAAGTTAACAGCTCCGTACGAGTTTCAGTTACGAAAGTTCTCAACTCATTTACCGTAGTAGTAAGAGTATTACTTAAGTTAGTGAAAGTCTGTTGCAGAGTATTATCTCCTTGTTCACGCAGATTCTTTTCAGCTTCAAGCTTATTCTCCAACTCAGTAAGCTTAGCAGTCATAGTTGCTGCAAAGTTAGGGTCATCTCCAAGAGCCTTAGCAATCTCTGCCAAAGTGTCAAGTACTTCTGGAGCAGAGCCAATAATTTTTTGAATTGCTGCCTCTACTTGTTCAGAATTTTGGAAATCCGAATCATTCAACAATTCAGATACCTTTGTGATATAGTTAGCATGTTCCTCAATGCCATCCAACTTAGCAAAGAGTAAATCAGTAAAGTCATTTGAAGAAAGTACCTTACCGTCTACCTTATCTACCTTCTTAGAATCTAAGGCTTGGTCAGCAGCAATTCTGTCTGCCTTCTCTTGAGCCAAAGCATTATTGATAAGGGTATCTTGGTTAGCTCTTTCTGTAGCTTCCTTATCGATGTTATTCTGTAATTCAGTATCACCAGCTAATCGGTCATTCTTTTCGGTAAGGATATCTTTGTTGATACCAGCCATATCATCTTTATGATTCTGAAGGTTGGTATCAATCTTGGCCTCAAGAGAAGTCTCTTTGGCAATTGCTCGGTCTTTCTCTGCATTAATAGCAGTAGTATTAGCATTTACCTTTGCTTTTAATTCATTCATAGCATCGGTATTACCTGCCTCTAGAGAATCAATACGAACTCCCAAAGCATTATCACCGGCAATACGATTTTCCTTTTCTTGTTCAAGCTTAGTGTTAAGATTAGCCACCTCGGATTCCAAAGCCTGCTTAGTATTATCCAACTTAGCAGTGAACTCAGTACTCAAGGCTTTATCAGCTGCAGTACGGTCTGCTACTTCTTTATCAAGGTTTACTTGGAGAACCTGGTCAGCAGCAGTCCTTTCTACTCTTTCAGTGTTAAGGTCGATATTAAGGGTATCGATACGAGAACTCAAAGCACTATCTGCATTGGTACGGTCAACGATTTCCTCGTTAATCATATCCTTAACTTCCTTGTAGTTATCCCCTACAGTCTTAGTTAAGTTTGTGATTGTCTCTGAATTTCTTTCGATATTATGTTGGTTAGTAGCGATTGCCGTAGTATTGGCATTTACCTGCTCGGTAAGCTCATTACGCAAGGTATTGATAGACTCTTGCATACTCAAAGCCAAGTCTGAGATACGCTGGTTAACGTTAGCCAGACTTTGAGTATATGATTCATCAGCAGTCTTTCTTTCGGCAATCTCCTTATCCAAGTTAGCCTGAATTACTGCATCGGCATCTTTACGGTCTTGGATTTCCTTATTAAGGTTATCCCTTACAACCCCGAGTGCAGCATCTCCAGTAGCAGACTTATTGTCTACGTATTCTTTCAGTTTAGTTTCAAGGGCAGTATCTGCATCCTTACGAGCTTGAACTTCAGCAGCTACCTCAGCACTGTTTGCCTCATCTCCTGCAATACGGTCTTCGATTTCTTGGTTAACCTGTTCTGTGATTGCAGCCAACTTCCTAGTGATAGTAGTTGCAAAGTTGGGGTCATTTCCAAGGGCATCGGCAATTTCCTTAAGAGTATCAAGTACTTCAGGTGCTGAACCAATAATCTTTTGGATAGCCGCATTTACTTCCTCTTCAGTTTGGAAACCGGCATCATTGATAAGCTGGGAGAGATGGGTAATATAGTTTGCCTTTTCTTCGATGCCATCCAATTTAGCTTTGAGTATATCGGTAAAGTCGTTCTTAGTCAAAGAATAACCTTCACGTTTATCTACCTTCTTAGCATCAAGGTCTTTATCCCCTTTTTCTCTAGCAGCAGCCTCGGCAGCAATGGCATTAAGTAATTGTTCTTTGTCTTCTACACCCTGCTCTTTTATATCCTCAATTTTATGTTCGAGAATTAAATCCTGAGCAGCACGAGTGGTAGCCTCTGAATCTATATTGTTCTGTAATACCTGGTCTGCAGCAGTACGTGCTTGAGCTTCTTGGTCAATTTTACCTTGAAGAGCATTGTCTGCATTGGTACGGTCTGTTACCTCTTTAGAGATTTCGTTGTGAAGAACTTGGTCCTCAGAATGACGGTCTACCTTCTCTTGGTCAATCTTACCTTGAAGAGCTAAAGTATCAGCCTGGCGATTAGTGATTTCTTCATTAATCTTAGAATCCAGTACGGTATCTGCATTGGTACGATTTGCAGTTTCTTCAGCAATCTTTGCCTCGAGTGCAGCCTTATCATTGATATGAAGAGTCTTAAGGTTATTTACACTTTCCTTAATCTCATTATCGGCAGCGATACGTTCATCTTTTTCCTTTTGAATAAGGTCCTTGAGTTCTTTCTCAAGTTCACCCTTATCTTGATTTACCTTATCTTCAAGGTCTTTGATGTCTTCAGCATTCTTATCTACCTTCTTCTCAACTCGGTCGATTTCAGCTTTTAAGTCTGCCTTAACGGTATCAATCTTCTTATTGATTTGGTCTAACCCATATTCTAGGTTATCCTGAACTGCAGCTACTGCAGCACCCAGAGCAGCTTCGGCTTCCTTAGCACGATTAACCTCTTCGGTTAAAGCAGTACGAAGGTCGGTTAATTTATTAGTGATGGTAGTTGCAAAGTTGGGGTCATTGCCCAATGCTTCTGCCAACTCTTTAAGAGTATCAAGGGCATCATCAGCACCATCAACCAAATCACTAATCATCTGTTTAACTTCTTCCTCGGTTTGATATTTCAAATCATTCTCAAGCTGAGAAACTTTAGTGATGTAATTTGCATGTTCTTCGATGCCATCAAGTTTAGCCTTCAACTCATCGGTAAAATCATTTTTCGATAAGTCGTATCCTTCTTTCTTATCTACCTTATTCTTGATAGAAAGTACGAAGGCCCAGAACTCATTTATAGTTCCTCCAAAGCCAGCTTTAACAAAGTCATCATAGTAACCCTGTAATAACCGCTGGTCTATTTCTTCGCAGGTATAATACTTACTTACATACATATTTTATAAAATTTAAGGATTAATTACTGCACGTTGACGACCCAGTAAGAATTCCGAATCGATATCTCTGAATGGTTCTCCCTCTGAACCACAGAAGGCATTCATTGGTACATCCGGATTTTCTGGGTCTACATCTCCACCGTCCTCAATATCTCCCCGTATGCAAGCATAATCAGGAAGCCTATTTACACGGAACTTTATTACCTGGCCTATACCAGGATGAGGTATTATTTTATCCCAGATATCCCCGAAGTAATCTTGAAAGCAGGTGACAAATTTGTTTCCGGTCATCGATTGAAATGCCGTTACATCATTGCCATTACCTTTCATTTCAATATGAACTCCAGAGGTACCATTGAGGATAACCAGATTACTATCAAACCAAATTCCACTGTTTGTAGTAATTGGTGTCCACCTCAGTACTAACATCTTTGCCATATACTTTATTTTTATTCTACAAATTCAACTTTGGTATCTCGGTCTCTCTTTAGGATAATCATGAAAACTAAAGCCTCATCCTTTGCCTGAGCAGTCTGAGTATCTCCAGAAGGCTTATACGTTATACCATTAATTACAAACCTATCTTGTTCCCAATTAAAATCCCAATAACCTTCCGGTGTAAGATAACCGATTTGTTCTATATAAGATTTAGAAATTAGTATTGATAAGTTTTCATCATCCAATTCTCCTGAAATAGTTGCCTTATTGATAGGCCAGTTTCTGAAAGCATTGTAGTAACATAATGCCTCGATTTGGATGTTATAATATTTAGGTATACTGTCTTCGGCATGACTGAGAAGCTGATTAACATGTTTGGCCCAGGTTATGGATTGCCTACCAGCATCCCAATCTAAGAAGTCAGTGATAATTTTCTTGTATCTATCCCAAGAGCGGTTCTTTACCATTCTCCAGGGTTCTTTTGTCATAACTTAGTTAGAATTGATTTCTTACCACCCTTCACTGGAGCACTTGGATTTGGCCCATCTAATACTCCAGGTTGCCTTCTGTTAACTACTTTTGGTACTACGGTTCTAAATACTTCATCACAGAACGGTAAGTAGATTTCCAATCGTGAAGCTAACATACAAAGGTTCTTCCTTAATTCATCTATTAATCCACCTGGTTGCATTGCTTGAGAAAGTGTTTTCCATAGGGAACTTGTAGCATCTGCCAAGGTATCATAATATTGCACTTCAGTAGGCCCAGTAGTGATTTGTTTTATCCTATCACCCCGAGCAAGTTCGGGTTTAGAACTACCATCACCATTTTGTTCTTTGGTAGAGGTTAATTGGCTTAGATATTCTGAAGTACTTGTTAATAAGTTAAGTATCTTCACATTGAGAAAATCCCAGGCTGCCAATTCCATTATTAATTGGTTTTCTAGTGCTTCATACCATAATTCATCAGTGTATTTATCTGCAGGAATTTGGTGATTTACTAGAGGACCAATATAATATTGCCATTTAGTGATGTAGATAGATTTATCTTCCCTGGTCATTCCATCGGATATTTCTGAAGGAATGTAATGGTCGATTAAGTTATATATTGTATCGGCTAATGCCGTATGCCCATAATCACAAACTACCAGAGTCTTATCTACGGTGATATCTAAACCATTCGAGTTGGTTACATGTAGGGTTACTGTATAGAAACCGGGAGTTTCATAAGAATAGGAAACATGTCTTCCACCATTGAAAACCTCTCCCTTATCATCGCCAAAGTCCCAGTCAAAAATGGATTTGGCCGGGACTTTGGATATGACTCTGAATGAAACTTCCAGACCTGACGTAACGTACAAAAAGTCCAGATTGTTATTCATATTAGTCTGTCTTATGTAATTTTCATAGATTACCCTTTAGAAGAGGATTCGAATTCTTCCAGCAAAGCCTGAAGAAGTGTTTCTACTGTATCATCTTTCTCGGCAACGATTTCATGAAGACCCGCTACCAGTTTCAGTTCTTCCAGAGAATAGCCCTTTGCAAGTTTTTCAAGAGTCATACCTTTCTTGAACTGAGCATTCAGTCTCTTGTCCAACTTTTCGATGTCGGCCTCTGAATACTTTTCGATTTCTGATTTATCGGCAATGATAATCAGATGGCCAGAAGCAATTGCCTTCTGAATCTTCGGTGCACGGAATTGACGACGAGTAAGTTCTTTGTCTTCTCCTCTACAAACGGTAATACCAGTTGATTGGTCATGAAAACTGTAAGCTCTTGGTCCCACAGTTACTGTATATTTATCTTTAGCCATATTTCCTAAGATTTAAAAATGATTAAAGAGAGGATGAGTCTTTTTAGTTACCCACCCTCTCAGGGAATTTATATAGATGAAACCGGACGGCCCTTATTATTCGAGGTTAACCATCAAATAGGGGTCTACGTTCATGAACTCGGGGAATCCGAATTCTGAGAACTTCTTGTCAGCAGCCAGCAATAGAGTTGCATCCTGGTACATCTTAGAGAAGCCAGTAGTCAAGCTTGCATAGATTGCCTGAGTCTGGTTAGAAACGATTCTTTCCGATTCAAGCATCAACTGACGAGCAGTAAGCTTAATCAAGGCAGCAGAGGTATCAATCAACAACAGCTGTTGGTCGGGTGTACCCGGGTGAATGTAGAAGTCAGCATTCTTGGGAACAGGAGACTTAACATTCAGGGTAGCTTCTGTAGTACCAGAGTGACGATCCTTGAATTCCGGCAAGTTCAGCATTTCGATTGCCTGGTCTTCACCACCAATCATAGTTTGGAAGTTACGTCCCATACGAGCAGCACGTACCCAAATATGCAGAAGGTCTTTGTAAGTGATACCATTAGTTGTTTCGTATACACCGATTACCGGGGCAGACTCAGAGCCATCAGGGTTGTTACCATTGATAGCAACGTCCATAGCCAGAGTATCCAGAGCATAACCCAACTGAACACCAAAGTCACGAAGGTAGATTCCCAAGACATCGAGTGAAACATAGTTACGAACTTCATCAGTAAGTTTGAAGCCTTTTCCAATTTTGAAGAGGCTAACTGATTTTTGTCCGAAACTAACATCACCCAATGGGATAGTTTCTGCTTCGTTAACCTTTGCAGGTGCAGCATCAGACATGTTAACCATCGGCATGATTGCTTGCAAGCCGTTGATAGATTGGTCAGATGCAATGATATTCGGATAGAACGGAGCCTGGCGCATACCCAAGGTGATAGCAGCACGGATGATCTCCGGAACAATCCAGCGAACATCTTGCTGAGGCATTGTGAAGATATTCTGCATGGTATCAACCTTAGGATTGATGCCCATCTTTTCGAACAATTCATCTTGTGAAATACCCCATTTACCAGTAACTAATTCTTCGAGTGTTACCTCTACAGGCTTCTTGTCCTGTGAACCGGAACGAACAGCTTCCAAGCTTCTTACCATTTCCGGCAGCTCTTTCATAAAATCCTGAGCCTTCAATTTTGTAATATCAATTTGTCCCATAATTTTTTTTTGGTTTAGCGGATGAGTACTTGAATCACATCGTTTGCCTCATCTGCAGGAGTGATGGCAATGAACTGAGATTCGTCTGTAGAAGCTTCGGCGATTACGAAACGGTCATGCAAAAGGTCTGCAGTTGGGTTAATATAACCGCAATCAAGAGTTTCTTTTGCAACCCAATTCAAAATCATATAGCCTTGAACTGCTACGGTTACTTCTACTGGGAAATTACGTTGAGGTTGATAAGCAGGGTTAACGTTATCCGTTACTGCTATACCCAGATATACCTGGCTACCAGCACCTCCCGGGATAAACGGTTCAATCAAACCGTCGGTACCCAAAGCAACTGCCATGCCCTGTACAATCTTTGTGTTGGCTTTTACATTGAAAGCCTGGTGCAACTTGTGTGATTCACTCTTGTAAATCACTGCTTTGGGAGTTCTTTCCCCAAAGAGAGTCATTTGCTGAGGATTGTTTACGATTTTAGTCATAACTCTAATTTATTTATATGATAACTTATTTTAATTTCTTCTTGTACAAGCCATCAAGTACACTGCTGGTTGAAGAAGGTTCTTGGTTCTGAGTAGTGTCTTCAGTTCCAGTTTTACCTTCAGTATCATCTTCTGCAACTGAAGAAGCACGGTTAACGTCCTTAGAACCACATTTAGAACAAGTGAGAGGGAACTTCTCTTCCAAGCGAGCTTGGTAATCCTTAGTCAAGGAAACAAGAGTAGTAATACCAGTTGTTTCTGCATTGAGCATCGTAACGATTGTCTCATCTGCATTTTCACCCATCAACTTCTTGTAAGTTTCTACAGCACTTTCACGGAGAGAAGCAATGTGATTCTTTCCTACAGTTGCCATTTCCTTCAAGTTAGCTACTTCGGCATTCAAGTTGGTAATCTGTTCCGTAAGAGAAGTTTTCTCTGTAGTAAGATTATCTACCGAAGTTTGCAATTCGTTTCTGGATGATACCAAAGTCTGAATGCAGGCAATTACATTTTCCTGATTCATCTCTTTACCTTCTTCCAGGGTAAGCATATTATCCCCGAAAAGGCTTTCAAGAAATTTTAGTAATTCTTCGTTCATGTTATTTTTATTTGAATGATTATCATTGGCATCATTATCATTAAAAGAACCCTGAGTATCGTTCTTTTCTTGATATGATGTTAAATCTGATTTATAATCAGTAAAGAAGTATTGCTTCGATTTATCATCTCTGTATTCTTCATAAGATGCCCAAGTTCTTTTGGCAAAGGTTGGGTTAATGATTTTACCATCCGAACCAATTTTCTGGGCAAATGAATCAGCACCATGTGAAACTAGTGAGGTCTCAAGGTAACGAACAATTTCAGTAACAATTCTACGTACCATAACTCCCTTAGAGTCATAAGTACCCAGTTTCTGATAAAATTCGTTATCTTCCATTTGGGGATGGGATTTATCCCACTTAAATTGTACAGTAACCGAATTACTATGAATTGAGGGTGGCTCCATAAGAATTCCTCGAGCAATTCTTGGATTTGCCTTACCATCAATCTTCAGAATACCGTTGATACCTGCTGGTATAGTAAAGCTACCGTCTTTATAAGATTCCTGCCACATTACTTGTGATACAGCTCCAATAGCATTACCGATGTTTGTTTCATGGTCACAGTTTACTGTTTGACCAAGCAGCATCTTCATAGAAGCCTTTAGTACTCCATTTTGACCGAAGTCTGTAGGATTCCAATTTTTCGATACGATTGTTTCCGAAAGTAATCGGAACATAGGTTCGATAAACTCTTCGTCCTTAGGAGTTAATTCCGATTTGTCCAGGTTGGGATAATAAGTATTATAATCTATATCCCCTCCCCAAAATCCAAATTGAGCAATGGAATCCGGTGTAGGATTCTTCCATTTGTAATAATTCTCTGAGAAAGCCTTGGCTCCCACTGCTTCTGGGATATACCCAGCCATAATGGTATGGCCTTGACCTATCACCATAGAATCAAGATGCTCTTTGTTTTTCTTTGTGAATTTACTCATCTTGCTTTAGTATTTTGGTCTCCTCGAGAAGGAGCCGGGTTTGTCTTATCTCTTGACCTACGAGCAGATTGGTTTTTATCATCCTGCCTTTGTTTCTTCTTGGTACCCTCTTGTGGGTCTATATTACCACCCTTAGCAAATTGGTCCTCAAGTGAAACTCTTGGTTCCTTTTCATCTGGTGAATCATAACCCATTGCCCAAGCATATTGCTCTTGGCTAATGATACCTGCCTTATACAATAAGTCAAGGTTCTGTATCTTATACTGAAGACCTTGTTGGATTTTAACTTCATCAGAAACTGTAGAAGTTCCCCAATCAATCTTCATTCCCTTATTATTAAAGCCTGCCAAACGCAGTTCTAGAGAATAAAGTCGGTCCAATACATAAGCTACAAGCATTTGGATATTTTTTAACTGGCTAATCATCTTAGACAGCATTATACCCGTTGCACCTTCACCAGTAGTAGATGATACCCCAATGATAGAGCCATTAACTCCCAACCCATTTGCTACAGATTGTTGGTTCATATTCCAAGGCTTCTCGATATTACCGAGCTCCTTAGTAGTAGAATTGAGTTTGAATTCATGGTCATCTATGTAACCAGCAACTACTCCATCCTTCATACCCTCTTTAACATTACGTTTGAGGATATTGAGTTCATGATATAATCTGGATTCATAAGCTTTGATACTCTCATTTGGCCTTTGTGGAGATTTCTGCATCTTAGCTTCTAAGAAACCCACCATACCACAAATCTCCATGATATGTTTGAAGTTAACCTTCATATCATTCTGACCCTTGAGAGAATCTAATGCTGGCATAAATGGAGGAACTCCATAAGGTTCATCGGTATCATTGAACATACCAACATAGAAATAAGTTTCTGGGTTAAGCTTAATGTAATCTTGTGGCTTAACAAAGAAATTCATATTCTTTTGGTAAGGAGAATACACCCCATTTAATTCACGTTTAAACTTGATGTGTTCTGGCTTAAGGAATAATACAGTAGCCAAACCATCAAGCTTATCATTTGGTACTCCTTCTACGGATATTGCCCCACTTACAAGAAGTTGAACAATCATTTTGTTAACTAAACCATCTATACCAGCAGTATATCTGGTCCATCCCTTGGTGGCTTTCTTAAGATGTTCTCTCATCTTTGAAGCCTCTTCATCGGTATTATTAGGGAAAGTTACTGTATGACTGGTGTTAGCTAACTTAAACATATCTTGCAATGCGATGCCCATATCAGGATTTACCTTATATAAATCCCGAATTAAAGGTATCACATCAACACGAAAAGAGGGTTCAACTAATTTAGTCAACCCTTGTAATGATGTAATTAAGTTATCGCTATCATCGTCAACTGAAACCCTACCAGGTGAAATTGATGTGGCAGGCTTCTCCTCTTTATTAGAGGATGTACCATTCTTGGGAGGGTCCTTCTTACGTCCCCAACCCCAACTAAAATTGAAGTACTTTTTCATCTTGGTTGTACGATTACGTTAGTTTTTCCTTTCCTTATGTGATTACATATTGCTTTTCCGAAGATATCATCATCTGCATATACATCTCCTTCAAGGTCTACATCTACCGCTGAATTATTAGCCCTATGTTTACCCATTGCAACAGGTCTGCCCAAACCATCGTATATGAAGGTATAAGCTTCTTGTACAAAGAATGGGTCCTTAATGGTTACGTGATCTAATCGAATATCTTCTTCTAAGTTTTCTATTATCACTGAACGATTCTTTTGGGTGGTTAACCAACCAGGGGATTTATCCATTTCAGGTCTACTTTTACCCTTTTTCTTTAGCATCTTCTGGTAGTAGTAAAGGTTAGGGTAGCCTTCGTCTTGAAGCTTAGAAGTTACTGATAAACCAACGTCATTGGATTCTGGAGCTATTACTGCCCAGTTAAACAACTTCCCAGTATCACCAAGTAACTTAGCATAAGCTCCCACTGCCATTCTTCCCTTATATACTACTTGTTCTTCTCCTAGCTTATCCATACAAGTAAATGAAGAGTAGTCAGAAGCTCTACCAGTTGAAACGTCTGCACCAATGAAATATTCTTTATCTGATTCGGGTTCACAGAATTGTCGGTATTGACCATTAAATCTCTTCTTAATAACTGGGTAATCACTAAGGCAGTCTTCGATAGCTTTAATATCGGCTAAGTCGAAGACTGTATTACCAGATGATAAGAAGTCACCATCAATTTCTTGTGCAGTTCGTTTTGCTCCCAAAGCAGAAGACATTTGGTTATACCAATTGATATCTCGTTCTGGGTGCATTTGCCAGTATAATCGAATTGGGTTAAAAGGATTACCTCCTGCAATGGCATCTACCCAAGTTGAGTGATAGAAATTACCAACTCCATAGGGAGTAGAATTGACGATGGCAGCTCCACCAGTGGAAAGAGTAGGGAATGCAGCAGCCCAAATTTGAGCAGCCCATCTTACTACTGCTGCCTCGTCAATTACCAGAAGAGAAAGGGATTCCGAACGACCGGCTTCGGATGATGTCGGAATTGATTCAATAAATGACCCATTATCAAATTCTATCATGGAAGCAGAACCGTATTCTCCAGCTCTACCATTGATTATGGGAGTTTGAAGGTACCATGGAAGATTCTTGTACATGAACTTAATCTTCTTAAGCACCTTCTTAGCAGTTGTGTCTTTGATAGAGATAATGTTTATCTTTTTGTTGGGATGGTACATCGCCAACCAAAGACAGTACATTGAAATAAGTTCTGTAATTCCCGCCTGACGGAACTTGAGAATGATATTGAATCGTTGGGCAATGAAATTGTAGAGAACTGATTTCTGAAATGGGTATAAATCAAATCTTACCTTTCCTCTTACTGGATGTATCACATAGCAAAAAAGGCTAAAAAAGAAAACATCACTAGAAACTCGGGATAGGTTTGATAGCTCCTCCCGAGTTAATGTAGTTCTAGTTTCTGAGATAGTCTTTGCCATTACTTAAAAGTTATACGTTATTTGAAATTCGATGTCAGTACCTATCCCAGATTTTATCTTCGGATAGTAAAAGGTATTGACTCCGAATTTGTAATTAAATCTCTTAGTCTTGATTGAAAGACCAGCTCCCATATCGAATAGATTATTGAAAGGTCTGTATTTGCCATAAAGGTATGGGCTAAGTGATAACCTTGCAACTTTCTTTCGAGTTAATTGACCTTCATACCAGTTGTAGTTGTACTTATCTAAATCTATTTTGAAAAGTCTAGTTGAGTAAGTGTTAGTCTCCTTATTGAACAGACTTAAGTTCAACTTATCTTTCTTCAAAACGATTTGAACCAGGGAATCTTGGTTACTGATAACTGGCTGCCTTAGTATGGAATCAGGAAAGAGAGTTGGCTGCTTATTATCATGAACTAAGATTTTACCTGGTTCAATTTTTTCAGAGTACTTCTTCTCTGGTTTGAAGGGTTTCTTTGTGTATACTGTATCTGGGATTTCATTGACCGCTTGTTCCAGGGAATCAACCTCTCGAGAAAGTTTGTAATTCCTGAAGCAAAGGTAAATAGTAAATCCTAGAAGTACAATAAACAAGGCCTTCTTAAATGTCTTCATGTTCAAAATTTTAGGAAGTTCGCACGCTTTAATGATACTATCTATTCGGTAATCGCTTAGCGATTACCTTTATCGAACGAAGTGAGATAATATCCAAATATACTACTTACGATATGATATATGAATAGCTATATATACGCAGATAAATATATAGATATATATACGTAGTATATTATATATCTATATATTTCAAGGTACCCCAGAAACTTATATATAAGACTTTATATATAAAGCTGAAACTCATAGTTTCTTGGTATTTGCCTTTTTGAGGCATTCCTTAAACCAATAACCTATTTCACCTACTGCCCCTTTGGCAATTGTATATCTTGCCTTGTTAAGCCAATAATGGTAATCCTTAAAATCGCCTTCGAAGGTATCACCATTCTTGTGAAGGTAAACTTTGAATTTATCAGGGAATCCCATAATTGCCTTGAAGTCTTCTATTCCCAAAGGGTAGCCATCAGGTCTAAATTGCCTATCTGCAGGTCTGAGGGTTAATGGGGGTTTATCATACTCTAATCGATATACTCCCGGGAGAGTACTCATCTTTGCAGTTTTGATAGGCCACTTCTTTTCATCCTTGAAATCTCTAACCCAGAGCCTATGTATCTTTGCTACAGTAAGATTCTTCTTCTCAGGAAGCTTTCGATAATCATACATTGCCAGGATTTTACTCATGAATGGAATCTGGTTAGTATTATTTTCCTGAGAGAATGTGAGTGGTTTAAGTAGATTTCTAGTAATTGTTGGGTTTTTTACTTGAAATACTTCATCAAAAGCATTCAAATATTTCTTACCAGTTTTTTTATGTACTCCAATGATAAGTAATCTCTTTCGTGATAACTGTGAGTTACCGTAGTCAGAAACGCTTCTTTCGTGAAAAATAAGTTTATAGTCTTCAAAGGTTTTTTGAAGATATTCTTTTGGGAGCAAAGATAGCAAACGAGGTAAGTTTTCAATAAGAAATATCTTAGGTTTATAATGTAAGATTGATTGAATTACTAGATTCAGGGATTTATTCTCTTGGGGATTGCCCAATTCTTTTACTTTTGAAAGCCTCATAATAGAAGATGCTCCACAGTCTGGACTTGAAAGTATAATGTCTGGCTTACAATCTGGGAGGGTTTCATCTTTATAATAGGGTATACCACCAAAGTTCAATTTCCACTGCTCTAAGCCTTTAGTATAAAATACTCCTCGAGTTTCTATATTAGCTATCAAATTCTTTCTAAAAGGGAACAAAAGGATGCCTGCACCAGCAGACACCCCTAATACTTTTAATTTTTTCATTTCTTGTAGCTTCTCAATTTAATGTACTTAATCCAAGCAAATGGCTTACGGTCTTCCAAATAACTCAGATTCTTATCATTGTTGTGAGCTTCTTCTTCGAAACTTACATCATGATACCTTTCATTCTGTTTATCCCACTTGGCAAAGCACCTGATGATTATGTATTCGATAATATACCAGAGATAGAAGAATCCAAAAACCAGGGCCACTACCCACCAGAAGGATATATCAAAGGATAACCAGAGTATGATACCAAGTATCAAACCCGCTATACTACACTCAATCTGTTGTACCTGATGAATACGTTCATGATTGATATCATCTGGTTTACACTCTTCTACTTTGTGTTTGAAGAATGAGTTATACACCAGAGTAATTGCTTTGTAACTGGGGAAAAGAAATACTTTTGCTACCCAGCTGTTAAAATGACATCTTTTCATAATTTATCTTTGAAGTTTTCGTAAGCATTTCTTAGTTTTTGGTCGTAGGCATTCTGGGCATACCCAGGACCATTGTATTTTCTGGCAAAGCCAGCCCAGTCCTTTTCTTTGAGATTACTCAAACAACCAGAGTTTTTCATGAAATAATACATGAGTTCTAGTTGATTTGCATGAGATTCCGACATCTTATGAACGAATTCGAAGACATCTTTACATTCACAGAGGTTGTGATTGAACCCACAAATCTGGAACATTCCCCAACTTGCAGACTTCAATGCACATTCTTCGTCAATTTCTTTGGCTAATTCGAGTCTTTTGTACTCGTGTACACCTCCCAAGTACTTCGATTTATCCCATTTAGGGAAGAAAATCGTAGAATATCTCTTACAAAGGTAAGCTAAATCTCTGTCAGGGAATTTCTTATGTACTTCTTTGTACATAATGTGACCCTCAAAGAGAATTTGAGGCCTACCGTCAGCTAAAAACCCGTCTCTACCGGCAGCTTCCACCAATTGGACAGCTTTCAATAGGGCAGGTTCTAAACCTAAGCGAATAGCAAGGTCTTTAATCATTTCATTTGTTAGTTTATCCATAACTTATCAGTTTTAATGGTTCAATTTTAGTAACAAAAGTATTGCTTATAACCCATTTTCAATATGTTTAGAGGTTCTATTATCATATATAACTTATAAAATAATGCAATATGGACAAGAAAAATGAGTGCCAGATATGTGGCAAGCCCATTAATTTAGAGGAATTTGATGAAACTCGGGAAATCCCTCAACTTATGGCAAGAAAACAAATTTGTTTTCAATGTGCTTTTTGGTTTAATCGATTAGCTTATGATAAAGAACTTGAAAAAGAGAAGAAAATTGCCGTAATTACTCCCGATTATTCCCATTGGATAACTAGAATACCGGGAAGTATTCTAATGGTTCCTTCGGCTTTCGGGGGAATTTACCAAACTAAACTCCAACCAGTCAACACACTTGGTGTTATAGATGAAGATAAAGAGAAACTTTTCATCATCCGTTATAATAACATCACTCACCAAGGTACTATACCAGAGCATCTAAGAGATGCTTTTAAAGTAAATGGGGTATTTCTATCTCTACAGGAATATAAAATGCTAGAGGATTACCGGGGCAATTCCTATGAATTTATAAAAAATAAAATAGATAATGCAATAAATAAGAAATAATTTCGTATATTTGCATAAAGAAAAATTCTTAATAAATAAAGATATGAAAAAAGAAAAGAAAGAAATCAAAAAGCTTAAAGAGGGGGATGAGGTTCTCTTCACATTATCTGGAAGACCCATCATTGAGAAAGTTACAGTGGAATCTATCGATAAAAAAGGTGGATTCGCAATGCTCAGTAACCGAGTAAAAGTTGCAAGAACCTTGGGTCCTGATGATACATATCCAAGATTGGATGGGCAAAAGGGAGAAGTTCGTCCGATTACCGAAGAAAATGAAAGAGTATTCCTTGCATATAAGGCCTATTTCTCAATTAAGAGAAACATAGAATTACTTGATAAAGGGATGAGAAGTATGAAAGATTCGAAAGCTTTCGATATGATGATTGAATTTGATAAGAAACTTACCAAGATTATTAACAAATACTTCAAAGAACAATGATTACAGTATTAGCTATAATTTACTTGGTATGTTTGCCATTCACGGTATTCTTCGTAAAGGTTTGCTTAGATTATTTACCGTACACTCATAGGGTTCATTCCTTGATATTATTTATATCGGTATGGTTGGTATTACCTCTATTTCCGATTTACCTATTAACCAAGTACCTAAAACATAAGTTGCTATGAGATTCTTTTTTGACAGAGATGGTAATTATGCTGGGTCATCAATGCAAGGGTGGGAGATTCTTCTCCTACTCTTGTTCCCAGTTGCTTTAATAATTTTCCTCGTATTCTTACCCTTCTATGTATTTCATAAATACAGTTCTAGAGAAGAGGATAAAAAATACGAGGAAGAACATCCAGAAATACTAAAAGTAGATTCTTATATTACCTGCTGGTATCCCTGGCATAGATATTCTGTTGCATATACACTGGCTCTTATATTCTGGGTATGTGGGTTACTAATTAGCCTACTGAATTAATTATATGACTGACACACTATATATGTACTTAGAGTCTTCTTGAGGAGAATAACCATAATCTACTACTTGAGGATTAGCTCCATTTTGAATGGCAAAGTTATTTCTTGAAATTGCACTACCTTTGGCTAAAGTATAAATATACTCTCTTACATCACCAGATGATACACCATATTGAATCTGTAATCTAAAGGTTATATCGCTAGCTACTAGTTGATCTGACCTTATATCACAACTGGCAGTTGTGTTAGAGGTTGGGCTTTTACTTACGCTTATTGCGATGTTAGCTGTAATTTTAGACGGTAACTGAGTTACCGTGAGATTGATTCTGTTATTAGGCCCATTTTGGACAAATGTCAGAGTAGTAGACCTTGAGGACCCAGTATTTTCTGAATAGTTAATTTTTACATCTAAGTAACCATCTCCAACGGTAACTCCTCCCCAAATAGCCCAACTTACGGAGGCTGAGCCCAAAGTACAAGAGGGTGTAGAGGTTGAAACTACTTTGCCATTTACCAGTTTCCTTTTGAGGGAAGTGATACGGTAGGTTACAGTACCACCATCTGAAGATACAGTATCTGTACCTGTATCTGTAATTGCACGTGCTAGTTTGAATAATGTTTCTTCCATATCTTTATAAGTTTTTGGTTTATAGAAAGAACTTTGATATTGTAATCCAATACTCATAGGATAATAGGGGTGCTATGATATTATATAATAATAACTTAAATTCAAGTATATGATTAAGGTTGAAAAAGCAAAGAATAACTTCACCATAGAGATGAGGATATTCGAAAATTATGAGAAAGTGAAGTATGAGATAATTAAGGTAATTGATTTCCTAAGACATGCAGAAACTAATCTAGGGATGTGTAGGATATTCGATAATCAGAATCATGAATTATGGCATAGTGTAATTAAACCCTGGTTCCAACCTGAAAGGTTTGGTATTACCTATCTCTGGTTTCATTCAGGATTTAGTCACATAGGTTATGGAGAGTATCATATCATAAGAACTAATAGATGGTTGAAGACTCCCATAGAGAGGATTAATAGAGAGGATTATATATTTGGGTATTGGTTTCCTACCTATAAGAAATATATCCCCTATAGAATTAGGATTTTGAAATTGGCTTTAAAGGATTTGGAAAGGATTAAGGAAGAGTATGGTAAGGATTGATAGATTAAAGAGATATTAGATATCCTTTTATGGGATGAATGCCAGGGATGTTAGGTCTCTGGCTTCTTTGTGTGTGGTGTGGGATATCTGGGTATGCCTCTAATACGAGGTGTCAAAATTTCCTGGTACTAAAAATGTGTATTTGCCTTCAAGGTACCCCTTAATGTGAGGGCTTCGAAAGTTGTGGTACTAAATGGGGAGTACGGTTCCGTTAAATTTAACATTTAAAAATAAAAAGTAAGGGACAAATAAAAATGTTTGTCCCTTTGCTTTCTTAATTATCTACTAAATGATTATTTAAATTTTCTTTAAATTGTTCATTTAAACAATAACATAAGTATAGTAAAAAAGTTTTAAAAGAAAATTTTTTATAAATTGTATATTCAACTTCATTTAAATAGTTCATGCTTATTTGTTCAATCAATAGAAATTGCTCTACATTAATTAATTGAAAAGTTTGTACGTCAATAATAGTAGAGATTATTCTATGATTTGATTTTAGAAGAATATAAACTACATATAAAGCACTAACAAAAACAGCTAATAAGATAACAAACAAAATTAATAACATAATAATTTTATTTTTATGATAAGGAGTAAAATTTTACTCCTTATCTGATTTTGTTTTACTTCATTGATTTTTTCACAATTTCGAGACCTTTTATTAATATCTCTTTCTTTTCTTCTTTAGTGTTTTCGCTTGCAATCGAAGAAAAAGAAAAATCGTTTAAAACATAGACTTGTTTATAAAAGTCTATAAAGCCCTCAATTAGTTTTTTATCTGCATTGTTTGCAATCGTTGAAAGAAAATTAAAAGTTACATTTCTGAACTTTTTGCGTAACGATTTGATTTGCTTTTCGTTTGCACCCTCAAAAAGTTCTTTTTTGTAAATTTCTGTTTTTGTCCCTAAAGAAGTTTTGAAAAGACCTTGATTTTTTTCTTTTACGCTTTTCAATATGTCTAAAGCAATTAAACTATTTGCTTTTGCGTTTGCACTTGCTTTTTCTACACTCACTTTATTTACTTTTGTTGTCATAATAAAATGCTTGAAAGTTTTATTATTTATTATTTTTATTACCTTTTCAAATAGACCCTCAAGACTTTTTAAACTATTCTAATAAGGTAGTATTTGTTTCATTTCTGTATTGCAAATATAAGAACTATTTTTTAATCTACAAAATTTTTAGAAAATTATTTTCTTAAAAAGTTTTAAATAAAAATTCATTCAAATATCGCTTTGTTTTTCTCACATTGCAAAGATACGAACTTTATTTTAATCTACAAACATTTTCAAGAAAAATTTTTGAGAAAATGAATAATTTTATTTTCAAAATTATTTTTGTGAAAAATTCATAAAATAGAAAATATTGTGCACTTAATATTTGCACTTAATTTTGGGGGTTCACAAGGGTAATCTTCACACGCCTTGTAGTGGGCATATATGATATGTATATGGATATTCTTATATGGCTTATGCCTGTCCTCTTGAGAGTGTATTATATACCTGTATATTGATAAGGCCATTAATGGACTAAGGTGATAAAGAATTAAGGCCGATTAGCTATATCCATATTATTGACTCTAATAACCTATTAGGTCCTAATTCAATAAGGCCATATAGGGACTATGGTAAGCCTATGGGGATTAGGATAGCCTATAAGGGCTTACTAAGTTAGCGTAAGTAAAAACCCAGGTACCTAAGTTAGGCCTGGGCTTATAGGGTGTAACATAGTTAGCGATAGTTAATCTTTGAAGATATAGAAGGTAACACCATCGAAGATATAGGTATCCTCTGCCATAGAGGTATCAGCCATAGGCTCATCCTGTAATCGATTGAAGGTAAAGTATTCTTCATCTGTATTATAGTATACCAGGATTTCGGGTTTAGGTTCCCTTAGGTAAGCCTCTAGAGCGATAAAGGGATTTTCCTTACCTGGTATAGGTACATAGCCTGTAAAGTTATTATCGTAGGTATTATGTATGAAATTGTACCATGAATAATAATAGTTATAGGTACCTAGATATCCCATTAGGGCATTGATAGCAATCTGTGGGTTAATTTGACTTGTTCTCATAATGGTAATGTTTTTAGCAAGTGAAAGGAACTGTTACTGTGTAAAGGTTTTCGAATTCGTTTACCTTAGGTGCCTGACCAAAGCATGCCTCTGGGTCATAGGCAAAGGTATCCCGTAAGCATTCAAGGCAAGTGATGCCAGCAGTATCATCGTCATCGAAATGTTCTGGGTCATTGATGGTAAAGGTTAATATGTGTACCCCAGCATCTTGGTTATTGATAGTTTGGATTGATACTAGAGTTAAGTAATCAGGAATGATTGTGTTCTCCTGTAGTTCCTGTAAGTAAGGCTTAATGAAGTCTGATATGCCTTCGGGAGAGGAGCATAGGTTACCTTCGGGAACTGAGAGCAGGGAGAGGTGAACGCATTTTGCAAAATTGAATTGAGTGTACAGTTTAAAATCTTTCATATTGTCTATATTTAATTAGTTATTATTACAATGCAAATATAAATATAATATATTATATATGCAATAACCTCAATTGCCTTCGTAGGTTATTAAGGGCCTTGAATTATATTTGCCTTAGTCCTTGAGGCCATGAATGGAGATTGCCATTTACCTTCCCTACCTATACCTAATATTATATAATACCTAATGGCTCTAGGCAATCTAGGTACCCCTAAATCACAAAATTGTCCTAGAATACAAAGGTTAATGCTAATATAAATACTAAGCAAATAAATTACATACTTACTAGGAATATTACCTAAATATGCCCCTTGAAGGCCTTAAATCCTATAAACCATTTAGCCATAAAACCTAATATTTTAATTGCCCAATCACAAATCCGATTACCTTTCCCCAACCAATCTATTATATAATAGCTATATAAAATGGCTGCTCAGGCAATCGGATTTAGGGGCCATTAATGGTCGGATTTATTGCCTTTTTAGGCCTTTTTGAGTTTGCCTTTAAAGTGTGTAGTAGAGCTATATGGTATAGTGGCTATATAGTGAGTTGAGTGGCTTTGTATAGTAGAGGGGTTATCACTTGCCTTGTTTGCCTAAATCCCCAAAACCCCCGGCGAGGTACCTTGATATATGTATTAGGTATTATTATATTAATAGATGGTATATTAGTTATAGAGGGGATAGGTAGATATTGTACCTTAGTTAGCGTTAGTATGATTTTGTTTTGTTTTTGTGTTGGGTAGTGTGGGAGGTACCCGGTATTTATTCCAGGTACCTTGTGGGTATTTATTCGATTAGGTATACCTGTATGAAGGCATATACTAAAAGGATTATGATTAAATTCATTCTGTAGATGAATTTCTTTGTTAGGTAGGCTTCTTCATTTAGGATTAGAAGCCAGATCGTTACGATGAGTAGAATTAGTGATTTCATAATTTTTAGTATTATTATATGTATCTTAGTATAATCCTATATGTGTAGGATACCAGGATTAGTGATGAGGTGTATAGGGTTAGGATTATTAGCTGTGAGATGATATACCTTATTTTGTTTGTTGGGTGGGTGTACTTGTGGGCTTGGTATATTTTCTCATTGCGTATGAGGGTTAGAATGGTGCCTACGGATAGGATTATTCGGATTATGTGATAGAGGATGTTCATGGTAGTGATATTATATCGATTATGGTTATATCTGTTAGGTTTACTTTAAGGATCTCTCTTAGCTTTAGCCTTATGTAGGTACTATGTTTATCCCAGGGGTTTATTTCTTGTTTTGGGTAGCGGAGGTAGGTATTAAGTTCCTCGGTTCTGTACACTACGTTCATTTCTTCGCAGAAGCCTTCGGTAGTACCAGGTAGTGGGCCTGGTACTTCGAATGATACTAAGAATTTACCTGATGTTAGCATAGTTTATAGTTCGTTGGTTAATAATCTTATATCAGTTAAGTGATTCATATATTCCTCTTCTGAGGATATGTCAAGGCATTTGCATGCTATGTAGTGACCGTACATGGATATACCTGATTCATAGCCTTGGTCCTCGTTTAGGAAGTTAGCTAAGGATATCTTGTCTACTGAACATATCCTCTTCAGATGTCCTGGTAAGGTTTCTGAATCTTCATAAAATACAAAGTCATAAGTATCAGTATTATCGGTCATGGTAGAGAATATTTCGATTAGCCAGTTAAAGTCCTCTAGAGGTACTCTGTCTAGCCATTCCCATCCGATTGGGTATTCGTTTATTGTTATTGTTGGTTTCATGATGTTAATTGAGTTGAGGGTTAAACATTTGTTTTGGTTGGCCTAATAGGCAGCAATGAGGATAACCTGCTTCATCGAGGATTCCCAGTATAAGATATCGATTGGTATCTCTGGGAATTTCGAAATAGAAAGCTGGTTTCATGTCGCCATCTATGAATGTAAAAACTATCTGAGTGTTTTCTAGTAACCCATTTAGTTGTACATGAGAAAGGTAGTTATAAATAGCTTCCCTTTGATTTCTTGGGTTTTTATCCCATGAGATGAGCATATCGTCATACCAATTTGGATTATCGCATAGCTTTTTAAGTTGTTGTTGAATATACGGTGTCATGATTTGAAGTAATAATATAAGTCCTCGATTAGTTTATCCTGTTCTTCCCATATAGTATCTGATACTACGTATTCTGATACGAAATAGTTATAGAAAGGCCCAAATAGTATTAAAAATACTATGTCCTTGAGTTCGATATTGAGTTGTTCCTCTTCTTCGGTAGAACTGGGTTTGATTGCCTGAAGTTCTGCCTTATAGGATGCCGTAACGGCATCCTTTAGGGTTTGAATATATTCTGGGTTAGTTTCCTTGAGAATACTTAATTGTGATTTGAGTTCTTTACTTATCATGGGGCTTAGCAATTACTGATATGAATCCTTGTGGATATAGAGTATACATAATTTGATAGTTCCCTGTGGGCAAGAAGACCTGCATTATGTTTGCAAGTAATGGGTAGATTTTCCATTGGTTTTCCTCTAGAAAGTTATTCCAGTCATCGAATTCTTCTGGATAATTACCTGATAGTTGGATATAATACTGTTCTTGGTCAGCAATAAATAAATTAGTTACTACCTGGATTTCGTCTGATTCCTTTTTATATTGGGTAATTGGGTACCAAAGTCCTTCGGTTTTCCATTTATTGAGTTGGAACAAGGACATGCCCTGTTCCAGTACGTTTAAAAGTTTATATAAGTTTACCATAATGATTATTTATTAAGTTGTCTAATTAGTTCTGATGCAGCCAGGGAATCAAAGAGTGGGGTTTCTCTTTTGTCGGATTCCCATTTTTCGAGAGCATTATATGTTGCCGTATATTGATATATCATGTCCTCATCTTGTTCCTCGTCCTGGATGAATTCCCGGAGATGTTTTTTGAGTCCAGTAATTATGTAATCCTGATGTTCTGGAGTTAATTGAGGAATACCAAATATGATAGCTTCTACCTGTGATGGAGAATAATCATAGTATTGGTCGTCAGCACCCTTTGTTAGATCCATGTGGGAGATAATGTTTTCCTTTAGATTTTCGAAGAGAACTTCCTCTGAAGCATATGTGATGATATATCCTGAGATATAAGCAGCAAAAGGTTCATCCTCTAAGTCGATTGAGTAAACCTGGATATTGGTATCTTCCTTGTTAATGAGAAGACCATCTGAGTAATCATAAGTATAAATGGGATGAGAAGCAAGCAGTTCCCGGATGGCCTCTAAATTTTTTAATTCTTTCATAACGTCTATATTTAAAATTATTTGAGAAATATTTCTCACTGCAAATATACAAAATTATTTCTAAACTTGTTTCTATAATTACTTTTATTTTTATAAATAGGGAGGTTCTGGGAGGTGTTTTGGGTGCCTCCCAGAGGGTTTTGTTAATATTGCCCTGTCATAGTAATGATAATGAAAAGGGATTCATCATTGAAATGTACCTGGATAGTATCTCCATATGAGTTTGACATGTAATGATGATTAGGGTTAAGTTCTTTTAATGGGTGATGTTCATCCCAATGAGAATTAATGAATTCTATCACGTATTGTTCAAAAGCATCGGATTCTCTGCAGTAGGTTTCTACCTTTTCGTCATCGTCTATAGGATACTCCCGGAATTGGAGATTAAGAGTTCCCATATAGGATTCATCCGGATTTGAGATTTCATTAACTGATTGAGCAGTGTAACCAAAAGCATCAAGAGTTCCATTGAAGTAACCCATAATGTGATTTGAGATTTCGTTAATAGTTGTCATAAGAAATAAGTTTTGTGACCCTGTTCGAGGTCGGTTAATAATTATATTTATTTTTCTCTTATGCAAATATAGAAATAATATTTTAAATATGCAATAATTAAGGGAGCCCAGATGTTAGTGTTTCTGAACTCCCTGAGGATATATTAACTGGTTAGGGATTAGTATAATTCATCGGCCAGCATTGGTTCCTTGGGCTTATTTAATTTCTCTTTAGAACGTCTTGTAGCCCAATTCTCGTAGGGTTTGTAACTGAAGGTACGTGTTGTTTCATCGTATGCAGCATATACCATTTGTTTACGGGATATTCTCCTTCCGTAAGTTTTCTTAAGATTAGCAAACCAATCTAGATACTCCTGTAAAGAGTTAAAGATTTCTTTGTGCCCGTCTAAATCATTTTTAGGACGGGTCTTCCATGTTGCTTCTATATAGCATTGGTGTAGGGTAATTGAAATAAAGTATCGGCACCAGCTACCACCAAAGATAGTGCCCGTGGAGAATTCTATCTCCCGAGCAACTAATGGACTAACGTTATACTTTGTCATGCGATTGAGAAATTAAGTTGGAAAATCCAGTTGTTTCTATCGAGTTGATTGAATGATATGAACCTCCCATCGTTATCGGTAAATTCATTCATGAATTGAACTGCAGCAGATGCTAATTGCCCCTTATAGGGATTAGTATCGGCAGTTATTATTGATTCGAAAATGAAAGAATAATAGGTAGTATCATAGATTTGTACCTGATTAATATCCAAGCAATTGAGTTTGTAATCATCCTCTAGTTTGATTAAGAGTCCCATTAGGAAATTAAGAAGACTACCCTGTTCATCAGAGTCAAGTTCAAATGTAGATTTCTTTTCTAAGAAATTGCGAACTACCTTAGTTAGTTCGTCTGCTTGATTGTAAGTTACTGAGTTCGTTTTCATATTTTTGTCTATTTTAAAATTGATATGCAAATATAAGCATTTTTATTTTTATAGAAAAATATATCTAATTTATTTTTAGGGAGGCTGAGGATGTGTACACGCTATGAAAGGCAGTGGATTAGACTGCCTTTCAATTATTAAGGTAATTGGGGAGTTAGCAAATATAGAGCCTCTCTTATAATTGAACTCTCCATAGGTTCTAAAGAGGGTTCCTTGTTCATTAGTCCACCTTTCTTCTTTTCGTTTTCAAATACTTCATGTATGGCTTGCTTTAGTTTAGTAGCTAATACCTCTGATAACTCCTGAGATTTAAGAGAGATAAGTAACCCTTTTCGTATTTTCTCAACATCTTGGTCATTCTCAGTAATGGGTTTTGCTTCTACTAATTCTTGTATACCCGAGGAATATTCATTAAGCAGTTCATATCCCAAATGTTGTAGGTCATTAATGAAGATACTGAATTCATCGTAAGTAGGTCTAGTATCAAAACCTACCCCATGGTATAGTTGTACTAAAGGTGTAAGGATTCTCCTCAATGTATTGAAATCCTTTAGGTGGTCTAATTTTATTTCGGACCTAATAGGTACCTTATATACCTTTTCACCCTTCAGTACCACTAGCAGAACCATTAGTCTTGGTGGTAGTATTTTCTCGTTCATAAGCCAGTTTTTGTATTATAAGTTGTACATAGGTATTTCTTTCCTTATATATGAACATTACCGATAGAAGTATCTCATGTTTCGGTAATATCATTTGTATGAAATTGCCTGGAGCAATTACCGTAGCTACTACTGGAGAACCCTCCTGAGAGAAATTGTCCAGTATCATTTCTGCCCTCTTAATGGGTTCTGGTTTTGTTGGGTCCAAAGTTAGGACTGGAGCAGTTATACATTCTTTAATACCCTGTGTTAAGGCATTATATAACCATTCATCTTTTATATCCTCTACTTGGAGGTTTTTCATTGTAATCATATCCTAAACCTATTTAGAGTCCATACACCCAGGATATTAGAGAATACCCATAGTTCCCAGTTTTTGTAAAAGTTATGGGGTTTACTGAATTGAGATGTTTGAAATATTATCTGATTTGGTGTTCTAGATAACATTTCTGCATGACAAGTTAATACTCCAGAAGATAATTGAGCTTTAAAAGCTTTAATAATATCTTCATCACTTTTAGTCTCTAATGAGGTAAGCAATTTAATAAATTCTACCTCTACACCTTGAGACATGTTTACATTTCTGAAGGCAAACTTTTCTTTATTTTCCATATTCGTCATTTTTAGATAAGAACTCTTGAGCTAGTTCATCTTGAGTTCTTTCGATTATGTTCTTTACTATTGTTTTATTTTCTACTCTAGCCCACATATATAGCATGCCCAATTGAGCATCCATATAGCAATCTATAAGAGATGGGTCTTTTCTAAATACATCCCATTGTTTTACGAAATTTGTTCGAACCAAATCCCTATAACCCTGGTCTGATATGCCATCTTGGTCTATATAAGCAGATACCCTTTTCTTGACTTCTAAAAGGATTTTCTCTAAGCTTTCGGGTAATCTGAAATTTTCTGGTAAGTTATGATATACCAAAGCATTAGGTATCAATTCCTCAAAGGTAAACTGATTATCGAATAGATTTTTAGGATATCTACCTGAAAATATCAATGGTAGCTTATACCTTAGCAACGATGGTACTACGTCGTATATAGCATAATGTCTTCTATATTCTCGGTACAAGTCAAAATATAGATTCTCATCGAATATACCCGATTTCCTCATTATTGCCTGTAAAGTATTATAAGCAGCATTGATATGAGTATTACTCAATTTGAATACTAAGTTGCCATTTTTAATAGCAATGAGTTCACTACAGCATCTCTTTCGTCTAAATAAGTTCATGTGATTAAAATGTAAAGTCAATGTATATTTTCCTTTTTCCCTTGAGAAATTTTTCGTGATTTGAGTCATCATACTTATGGCAAGCATAAGTCTTAGATGATTTATCATAATGGTCTCTTACCCATACTGGAGCAGTATCAGTTGGTTTTAATTTAAAGTATGTACCCTGATTAACCTTGTTAACCTGAGTCTCTTTGTAAGATGTCTTTGGTAGTTCCATATTTTTGTCTATTTTAAAATTGATATGCAAATATAATTCTTTCTTTTTAAATATGCAATATCCGGATATAACTATGGAAGCTTACTATTTCGGAGGAATTGAGATGCAAATGAGCCGTCCTCTTTCTCTTCTTCCTCAAAGTCTTCATATTGGCATAACTCTGGGTCTTCTTCGTCTGGGTCTATACGCATTTCGATTTCTCTACGTAGTTCATGATGTTCTTTAGAGAATGAAGACATAGCTCCCTTATAATCATCAGTAATTTGCATTAACTCTGCTTTATTAAGGTTAAGACCCTCTTTACTTGTATCTACTCCTTCTTGTTTAGTAGCAACTACTTCAGGTAGAGACTTAATGTCATACCTATCCTCCAATAGTTTAGCCTCTTCTGGTTTATCTAATACCCTTTGTGATTCCAATACGATTTGACGTGCCTCTTCAACAGTGATTGCATTTTGCTGTGTTACGTTGTTCTGTTGATTAAATTGGGCAAAGATATTTGTAGTACTTCCTCCAGTAAGATTACGTACTATTGATTGCAGAGATGTAGAGGATTCAAGCTTTAATTTAAGGGCCTTTCCCAGCTCGGCAGATATAAACGGTACGTATTTCCCTCCCTGAGATTCTCTTAGGATATTAACCTGATGGGCTATTTCCATACGGTCTTCCAAAGCCCATGCTAGTTGTTCTCCCATTAACGCTTGAAGTAAATCTTCTGCTTTTTCTTTATCCCATATTCTAGAGCTTAATAGCCTATCTCTCATAAATACCCGTATGTAGTTAATATCTATACCCATACGATATGAGAATGTATTTATATCATAAGTGATACCACATAATACTCCATTACCCATCAGCCATTGATTAATAATGTAGTTGTGTATCTTTATCAGAAGTTCATCATTTGGGTTCTTCTGATATTCTAATGCCATTGCAGTAGTCCCCATAGGTCTTGGGAATCTTACCATTTTATTTTCCTTTTCTGACATACAAATGAGATTTTCTGATATCGGAACTTTCATCATAACCCATATACTCTAAATCGAACCTTACATACAGATTCAAAGATAGATTATAGAAATATCCCTTATATTTTTTCTTACTTACTGATAAATTAAAAGGTTCACCAGAGATTAGGTCCCTGGTGAATACTAAATTACCTTTCCCAGTGATGGGAATATTAAGGCAAAGTTTATAATCTCCTACCTTAAATTTATTCCCATGCAGGTCTGTGATTTCCCTTGCCATAGTTTGCCTTTTTATGGTTCGTAGGTTTTTTGTCTTGTTTACTACGGTTATTGGTTATCCCCTTTTGCTCTTCGATTAATTTCTGAACCTTTGGGAATAACCTTTGCCTTAGGGGAACTACCTGAGTAGCGAAAAAGGCATTCCATAATTTCTGGGTTAATGGTTCCCCTATTTTAAGTTCTGAGATTGCCCAGAATTTAGTTTCGAAATTCTTAACTATTTCCCTAAATCGGTAGTAGTATATATTGCCAGTCTTTTTATCTATCCCAATTGTAGTGGTTTGGCAATAATCTAGAAATTCTTTACCTAATTCGGATATAAACTCTTCCCTTTTAAAGTCATAATTCTCTTGGTCGAGCTTAAATAATTTTACGTAATCGATTGCTTCCATATAGATTTAGTTTGTGATTATTAAACGAGGTATACTTTCATCTGTAATCTGAAATAAGTACCCTCTTACATCATCCTCATAATAAGAGGACCAATATGTTCTTCTAACTCGGAAATTATCAAGGATTGCCCCTTTGGGTACCCCAGTAATAAATAAGCAATGCTTAGGCATCATTGGAGTAATCTCAAATTTCCCATCCTTGAAATTACCATAGGTACCGTAGTCGGGCATATTACCCGTAAATCCAGTATTCTGTAATATGTCTTGAACCAGAGTAGTTTGGGGTATTTCCTTTTGGTTACATTCTATGGTTAACTTCGATTTGCCTATATATAGGTCTTTAACTATTTCTCTAAACATTTGTATACGATTATATGAGTAATACCATTTTTCTTGAAGTAAAGGTTATTCTGTGAACGTTCCTCTAACTTCTTTAATTCTCTTCGAGATTCAGTACAAATTCTATCAGATTTCCTTAATATATCTGATACATTATCCCAGATGGGTGCCATTGGTTCTACTGGCCCTGCATAGATAACCTTATGTTTAGTTTCTATTTGGGGATATTTAGATTTGTACTGATATTTACCTTTGCAATAAAGTACGTTATACTTTTCTGGTTCGTTTCTTTTTTCGTTTCCCATTTTTGTTAGGATTAATGTAATCGGATATTTCATCAAGTTGCCCTAAAAGCAATGCCTGAATGAAAAGGTTTATAGGCCTGAAAAAGAAATTCCTTACGTTATCAGTATTTATATACCAATCGTAAACGATAAAGAACTTCTTAATCTTGGAGTGCTTAAGTGAATGTTGGATTAGATAGGACTTACAACATCGTTTATGTAATTCTACCAATTCTTTGTCCTGCTTAAGCATCTCTTTATCAGAGAAGATAGTGTAATCCATTTTGTATGAATTGAGATGCCCAGGTAATTATCCCGGGCACCTGGTTAATAAAGGTTTATGCAACTTGTTCTGGTTTGAGGACCTTCTTTTTAAAGTCCTCATAGGCTTTAGCCGCAGCCTTAAACTCCTTAGAGTTTGTATCTTTGATACGAGCCATTGCAAGTTCCAATCGATGGAGTTCGTTTCGAGTTTGTTGTCTCCATTTCTTCCGAGCAAGTGTATCAACTACATCGGCAGGGTATACGTATTTAACTTCCCGATTAGAAATTACCTGTTCGATGATTGATGGTTTTTGTTGTTCCTTAACTTCCTTGACAACCTGTTTCTTTTTGGAAGTTTGGGTTTTTGGAGAGAGTTCTACCAATTTAGCATTGGCAAACTTAGTGGCAGCTTCTTGAGCATCTTTTACCAATTCCTTTTTAGTCTTTTTGGCCTTAGGAGCAGAAGCCTTAGCAGTCTTAGAATTTTTAATTCCTTCAAGTTGTTCGGCAACCTTAGTTGCAACCAGGTTAGTAACCTTTGTTTCATTCTTTTTCATAACGTCTATATTTAAAATGTTAGTAAAATGATTAATTTCTTTTTCTGATACAAATATAAGAACTTTATTTTAAATAGAAAAATTTTATTTGAATTATTTTCTATTTGCTCGGGTTAATCGGCTAGGAAGTCGAAGATTTCTGGAGGATAGTTAATTTCATCCTCCGGGTCATTTATGTAATCTTCGTAATCCTCGTTATATTTATCGTAAATGTTATCTTGTGATGTATTTGGTACCCTTGTACATCTTTCAGGATATTTCTTTACGAAGTCATAGGCTTCTTGAGTAGTCATTACCTTGTCTGAGGTAAATTCGTAGGTTACATAGGAATAAGTTTCACCCAATCTAGAAACTTCATATTGCTGGTATCCAGATTTCTCAATCTTATAGATTTGATTTTCTGGAATCGTTTCTATTTCTACCCTATATTTATACCATTGCTTCTTCTCTTCTTTTGGTTTAATGCCCATGCTATCTTGAAGAGAGATTAACTTGGTTATTGGACTTTCAAAACGAGAAGGAGCAGTGCTCACTTCTACTGGATGAGTTCTATTCTCACCAATAAAGTAAATCACTGCCCCCAGGGTTACCAGGCCCAATATGAATTTAGTTTCTGAGTTCATAACCTGTAGTTTCGAATTTATTTTTAATGTTCTTTGCAAGGTATTTACCTTTTGATTCTGCTTGATGTAAACCGTTGCAGATTTCATAAGGTACATCATCATAGCGATAAACTCGATTACCTTTAAAAGCAACCCAAAGTTGTTTTTTCTTTGAGTCATAACCAAAGCCCTCAATGTTAGAGGATTCGCAAGGAATCATTTCGACTCCAATATTCATTTCTACTGATTCTAAGTATTCGTTCTTTTCCATGTCTATATTAAAATTTTAAAAGTGTTAGTTCTGGGTGGAATTTGAGATTTGCCCTCTGGAAGATTGCCCAGGTACCAAGTACTCCCTGAGAATTAGTATGTACCCATTCATCTTCCATTCTGAATAATATGTGAGAGCATACCAGCATTTGGTATTCACTTAGCATATTTATCAGTTGAGGAGTATTCTCGATTTCCACGTATAATTCAATGTGCTCATCTAGTGCTCGAATTATTTCGTCATCCTCAATCTGAAGGAGTTTTTTGATTAAGTCTTGGGCAATGTCATTTCCATTTTTAACGTCCTCTTTGATTGAGTTGAGCGATTCAATCTGAATACTAGCAATGAGCTTTACGATGTCTTTTGTTTCCTTGTCCATAATTAAATTTTCTTTATGCAAATATACTAAAATTATTTTATATAAAATACTCTTTTAATAAATACGGAGGTAAGTGTTAGCGGATTCTATTGAAGGATCTTAGGTTAGGATTTAATACCCTTCTAACCGTTACTTTTGATACTCCGAATAAATTTGCTAGCTCTCCTATTGATTCACCTCTTTTACTTCTATAGAGTATTTCCTTTCTTTGGGTTTTAGTTAATTTAGCGTTTGGATTAGCAGCTCCTCTCCTTGATATCCCGTACATTGGGTTTTTATTACCCTTTAAAGTTCTCCCATCATTAATACATTGCTGCATATTTTCAGCCTGTGTACCCCAGTAAAGGTTCCTATATCGATTATGAGTTACTACATTATCCTTATGACATACACAAGGTTTATTTTCTGGGTTTGGGATATAGGCTAAGGCTACTAACCTATGTAAATACCAACACTTACCTTTCTTTTGAACAAAAAGATAACCTCTTTGATTATGGTTGGGTTTTACTTTATGCCATTCATTCTGAGTTAATTTACCAGATTTATGATATCGGCTCCATAAAATACCCAACCTACTTATATAATATCCCTCTAAACCTGGTATATTATCTTTTTTCATTTACAAAATCATTTTTAAAGATTAGCCCATCTCTATTCTTTAACTTTTCGTATACCGAATTGGGCAATAACACATCCCTTGACCATCTCATAAAGAATTTAGATGGTTTCTTTTCTGGATTAAGGAGTAATTGCCTCTGTTCTGTAGAGAATTTAACCCTTTCATCTTCTAACATGAAAGTAGGAAGTTTAGTGAATTCTGCCTGAGAGAAGGAGATTACGTTTTTACCAACTTGGGCCCTTAATGGTTTCTTCCTTTCCTTATAGAGATATGGGATAATCTTTTTCGAGGGTCCCCCAAGAATGCTAAAACCAAAGATTACCATTGGGTCAAATTTATCTGCTTTTGGGTCCTTAGCCCGTTTGATACATCTTGACATCCAAGAAAATGAATTGGGATATTGCTTATTGTCTGTTGCTTCTCCCACATCTTTTTTATTAAACTCAAATCCAGGAAAGTGAAATAGAAAATCTTCAGTAAGGATAAATACAAATCCCAATCCCCTAAGATATTTAATGATATCTTGTTGGCTTTTACCCTCTTCAATCATTTTCTCTACATCTGCAAGAATGTCCTCCCTTGGTGATTCCAATTCCTTAGTTGTAGACCCTGCAGGTCTTCCTCTGCCAACATTAGGTGCCTTAGCAGGCAATGTACCAGATAACCTATCTAAGTATTCTTTGAAGTTATCAATATCTTGTTTATTAGTAAGAGTTACTTCTACTCTTATGGGACCGTTATGCTGTACCTTTGGACCTGAATTCATCTCGGTATAAGCATCTACCAACCTATCTGATAAGGGAGTACCATTCTCTGATAGTGTAGTGATTCTAAGTTTTGGTTTATATACTTCTTGTTCCATTTTCGACTTAATTAGAAAATAAAAGGCCTGAACAATTTTTATATTGCCAGGCCTTCTACCATTATTAACGAATACTCAAAAATATGATAAGTAAAAGTAAAAAGTGCTCTTATTAATCTTCTTCTTTAGCGGCCTTCTTTTTCTTCTTGTCTTTGGCCTTCTTATCTTTCTTATCGGAAGCCGGTTTCTCTTTTACCTTTTCTTCCTTCTTTTTCTTAGTTTCCTTTTCCTCCTTGGGAGCCTTACCTGAAGCAAGTTTTCTTTGCTCCATACGGTATTTTTTCTTCTCAGCCGAAGTCATTTCTCTGCCATCGATGAGAGGATAATCGTATTTGGTAGCTGTTCTACCGCCATTTCCTTTCTTTTCCTTTTTCTCTTTGGCAGCCTTCTTCTCAGCTTTTTCCTTCTTCTCTTTTTCCTGGAGTTTTACCAATTTCTTGTTGTTCTCTTGGTCAGCTTCAGGATAGGCAGCAGCAACTTTGTCTCTTTCCTTATTGAGCTTGTTTACAAGTTCGGTAACCTTTTTACCATGTTTCTTGTCTTTGGTCCAATCCTTAGTAGGGTCCAACTTGTTCTCTTTAAGGTAAGCATCCAAAGCTTTCTTAGCCTTTGTGAGTTCCGGAGTCTTGGATTCCGATTTACTCTTCTTTTCTGTTTTCTTAGCCATTTTCATTTATATTAGGTGAATAATTGAATTTCCTATTTACATAATACCATAGTTATACCTTCCTAATTTGGGTTGGGATTTCTTTAATTTCTAGGATTTCTAAACTGCATTGTTTTAAAACTGCCTCGAGTTGAAGTATATCTTCTACCTCTTTCTGAGATAAGTCCGTAAAAGTTTGTTCAAAAGTTTCTTTCTGTTCCCCCCTTATAAAATTAAATTGGGCAACAATATAAGTCCCATGAAGTTTTTTATTCAGGGCTCCTTTAAGAGATATGAGTTTTCTTTTCAGATAATTACTCTTCAACCTATGGGATTGGTATTCGCCTTTCTTACCCTTACTAAGAGCTACCTTTTTAAGGTACGAAACATAATCTAATTCTCTGAGAGTTTGATTAATGTTTCCCACTAATAATCTTAAGTCTTTTTCCATTTGGGTCTTTGCATTACTTGGTTAGATACTTCCTGAGTTTCTTCTGATAGCATTTCTCTTGCCTCATTTATTATATTGATGGCAAGTTCCCTTTCATCTGGTCCCAGGTTTAATTCTTTATCTTCTAGTACATCAGTATAAGTATTTATTAGATTATCCAATGCAAGTATTCGAATATTCTTTCGAATTGCTAATTTCTCTTCTTCCATGGGTATAAAAAATTAAAGCCCACTACCTTCGCAGGCAATGAGCTTTTGGCTGAACAACGTCCTAAGTGTAGATGTTATTCATATGAACTTAAACTCTAAATTTATATAGCAGACATATGGGATAGTAGTTAGTAAGTTAGAGTTTAATCTTCTGATTCTTCCTCTTCTTCTTCCTTAGCCTTTTTGTTTTTCGGAGAACAAATAACGCCATGTCCTTTCTTAGACTTAACGGTAAGAGTTCCTGGAACGAATGAAACTGAAGTTGATACCGGTTTGCCATCCGTAACCAATACAGAAGTAACCACTACACCCTGATAGCCTTCCTTGTTCTTAACGGCATAACCAAAGTTCATTACCTTGGATTTGTCGTTAATGGCAATAACGTCGATTTGCTTGCTGTTAGGGCGTTGTTCAGCCGGCCGATTCTTGAGTGCCTCTTGACGAGCTTTACGTTTAGCTTCTTTTTCGGGGTCTTTTTCCTTATCCCCTTTCTTCTTGGAGTCTGATTTCTTTGTTGCCATAATTTTTAATGTTTTATAAGTTAATGGTTATTATAAGTAAATTTCTACGTTTATTAATAGTTGATAGTAAAGGTAGGGAAATTTCCCTACCTTCTTTTAAATCTTGAATACAGTTACCAGATTACTTTTTCCCTTTCTTGCCTTTACCTTTGGTTTCTTTCTTTGCCGGCAATTTGAGACCGAGTTCTTTGGCAATTGCTTTACGGAGTTTTTCGACGTCGTCTTCATCATAATCGTCTGGGTCAGTTTCAAGGTCTTTGTCGTCGCAGACATCCTCAAGTTCTTCGAAGTCCATTTCGGCAAGTTCTTCACCGGTCAGTTCTTCCTCTTCTTCTTCCTCTTCGGAATCATCATCATCATCACCTTCCTCATCTTCCTCATCGTCATCATCGTCATCATCCGATTCCTCTTCTTCTTCTTCGGAATCATCATCATCATCATCATCGTCTGATTCTTCCTCTTCTTCTTCTTCCTCGTCATCGGATTCAGAACCAAAAAGGTCTTCGGCTTCTTCGGCAGAAAGCATGATAGGAGCAGGGATAATCTTTACTGAGCCGTCTTCGTACTTAATGATGATTGCACCATTGATTTCTGTTCTGGAAACTTCTTTCAGTTCCACTTCTTTTTTCTTCTTAGCCATTTTCGTAATGTTTAAGTTGGTTAATAATTTATTTATATCACTCTGTTATAAGTTTCTTTACCAGTATGGATTTCTGAGTATACCCAGATTTTAATAATTCCTCCTGAGCAATATTGAATTGTTTTATCTCATCTAGAGTTGTCTTTAATTCTAATTGAGATTCAATTGTTATTGCCTGAGAGGCAAGTTCCTTGTCACCTTGATAAGTGACTATCTTAAACTTCTTACCTGCAAATGGGTTTGCTGGTTGATGTGCTGTGATTTTAAAACCTTCGTTATTATTCATTGCTATATTTAATTTTAGTTATCCCAGGAATACCCACCTTCCCAAATACTTCGGTATAGGATTTGTATTTCCCTTTTATCATTGTTTTATAGTTATCGGATAATCGAATTGGGTAGACCCATATTTTATTTTCTATCATCCTATTTGTCATTATATAAGCATAAGACCTTCTAAGTTTAATACTCTCTAATGGAACAAACCCTTGAAATAATAAAGACTTCTTAATAAACCTTTCTTTAGGCAAATACCCTAAAAATTTAAGTGATGCCTTATCGAATATTTCAAGCATATCCCTTTGTGCTTTGATAAATAGTACCTTTTGTATTGGGATGTTCATCTTCTTTCTTAAATATAAAGCCAATGAACTTACCAATGGAGGATACTGCAAGAATAACAGATTGAATTTATTTTTCTCCTCTTGACTCAGCCTGTTGTAAATCCTGTAGGATAGCAAGATTGATTTGTAATCTCTTTTGCCTTGTATACTTGGGAGATATGCCTTGCCGTTGTCCATAGAGTTTGATTGAGTACCTTTCATTGAATTCCTTTTTTCCTTTAGACTTAAAGACTCGGTGCATTTGTACCATAAATCTTCTTCGTCGGTGTTTATCTATGTGATATTCATCGGGCATTATGAACTTCCTTGCTTTTACGAATTTACCCTTAAACCAGAATTTAGTACTACCCTTTTTAAGAAGTTTACCATTCATATCGGATAATTCTCTAATGCCTTGTTTTATAAGTTTCCTCCCAGATATTATATGGATATATTGAAGAACATCTACACCATAAAGATAAACTAAGGTAACCTTTACTTGGTGTCTAGTAAAGTATGGTATACCGGTTAGATGTTTCCTATATAATTTCTTTTCAGTAACAATCTTATTGGTAGTATCTGGTCTCCAAGTCCATATATAATATCTATCTGGTCGTATGGGTCCGTTGTTACTTTCCTTTAGTTTTACCATTTATATTCCTCTTTGCCATTCTATACCAAAGATTGATAGATTTCTCATTTGCTTCGGGGAATTTCTTTTTCATTCTCCGAATAACTCTATCAAGTTCAAAACCTTTTGCAGTTAATTCGAATACATAAGATTTCTTTGTACCCTTGATAAGATTAAATTCATCCCTCTCTCTTGGTGGTTTCTTTTCTCGAGGTTTCTTTATCCCAGGAACTCGTTTGGTTCTTCTTTGCCCATTTTCCCCTTCTTCTCCGAGAAACCCAAGCCTTAATCGAGAATTTCTTAATGGGTCATCTTTCGAATACCCAATATTTTCTAATTGCTTATCCATCCAATCGTCATATTTATCAATTAACGATTTATCGGGCTTTTCTTCTGATACATTGATATAATGTAATAAGTCAAATACCCCAGCAGAACAAGCATCAGGGAAAGGCATCCCTAATATGATAGCCTTTCTCTTTAAATCCTTATAAGTCATGTTTCTCCCAGAAGCACCAAGGAAATTTGATTTCTCCTTGGATGGAGCTTTCATGTCTTTTCTACTCTTTTTTGCCATATCATTAATATTTTAAAGTATTCATTTATTTTCTTTGCAAATATAAGAATAAATAATTTAATCTTATCTTATTTCTCTATTTATTTTTATAAAAATCCGAGGTTTTTGCTCGGTTCGCAGCAGTGGATTTAGGTTTTTTATGCTTTCTCTTGATATGTGTGTTATAAGCCATATCCAATTTCTTAATATTGAATTCTATGTTGTTCACTTGATTATAGTTTACTGCTTTTTCCACACAGCAACGGTACTCTGGCCAGAATTTTTGTCCAAGCTTAACAGATTCGGTTTTAATCATGAACTTAGATACCATAAAACCAAAGGTATCAGCATCATCTTTAGTTTTAAATACATACATGTAGAATCTACTAAATTCATCTACTACTTCATCCAAAGGTCTTACTGGTAACAATAGATAACCATCGGTATATAGGTCCTCAGATATTAAAGCTACCCAATACTTTTTCTTTCCTGGTTTTACTTTATACCTAAACCTTTCCTTGAGTTTAGTGTGCATCCAATCCGGTACTCTATTAAGAAGATACTTGATATATATCTTATCCTTCTTATTCGACCGCCTTTTAAATGCAGATGGCTGTTGTAGCATCCTTGGAAGTATTCTAAAGTTATTCCACCTATCAAATTCAAGAATTAATCTTAGAGTGTCCATATCCCATTCATCCTCAGACTCCTTTAACCTCTTCATGTTTCTCTCTATATTTTTAGAGTTTACCTTTGGGAGTAATTGAGCTGAGTCTCCTGTGAATAAGCTTGCTTCTTTTCTTTTTAATCGTTTCTCTAAACATCCCTCCATATAATCTTGGAAATTCCTCTCACAGGGGCAATCTGGTCGAAAAATAGAAGTGTGTTTCTCAAAAAAATCCGAGAATAGCCTAAAGAATTTCTCTGACCGTTCCCGGATTTCAAGATACTTGTAATGAGATAACTTTAAAATTTCACCAGCTTCCCATGAAGATTTACTTTCTGATAGTTGAAGGAATAATGATTGTTGTTCTTTATCAATTAAACAACTCCAGGCTTTTTGTTGAGCTTCGTTCATAACATTAAATTCTCCTATATCTCATTATACTATCAATTGCTTCATTGGTTATCTGATTAGGGTCATATTCCCCAGAATTAGCATAAAGCTTATCTGGATCATGATTTAAATATACACTATAGATAACGTTGTCAAAAGGTAACCATACTTCCATTCTTCCCATTTCAGGGTATATAAGAACTTTTACTCTTTTACAAAGAGGGTCAACCTCTAATACTGTAGCATCTACTCCCTCATAAGGATAACCCCGTAATACTAAGTAATCTCCAGGCTTTACATTGACTAAATCATCTACTGAAAACTTCTTATTCTCTCTAGCAATACGTTTAAATCGCCTTACTTCTTTTCTACTACAAGTAGCCACTAAAGAGAAATCATCAAAGTCTTCTGCATTGTCAATCCTTACCTTTTTCTTTCTTGGGTGCATTGTCTCGGTATTACGTAACCAAGTTCTGATACCAGATATATTCCTACGTAACTTATTAAGAAAGGGCCTTGAGAATGCTAATTTAGTGGGCATTCTCATAAAACCATAATTGAATAATACTGGTACTTCTTCGAATACCATCTTACCCTTTGTGGTTTTTCTTAATACGTTTACCATAGGAATAATTGCCTTGATTTGGTCATACCCCTTTTCTTTGAGTTCTTTATTAATTTTATCACAGTACTTCCTTTCAAGGTAAAATATACAATATGAGTATGGGGTATGCTTCTTCATAGGTTACCGGTTTTTAAGAATTAACTTAGCTTGCTTATGTACTAACTTATAGTTTACATTCTTCAATATGTCACTAGCCATGAATACATAAAGAATCTCATCTATCTTTGGTACATCAATTACCATAATATTGGCTTTATCGAATAGGGGTTTATAGAATACGGAAGATAAATCCTTTCCAACTACAAAGAAAAATTCTTCTGAGGGCATTGAATTATATCTCATACAGAGTATAGGAACTTTATTTGCTCTTTTTGCATCCTTAGAAGCTTGTTCCCAGAATTTTAATATATCACAACCCTTATTACCTAAAAGAATATGTTCAAACTTAATCTCTTTATAATTCTTACACTCAACGGATATTTTACACCGATGGGCATGTCTTTCATCTTGACACATTATATCTGAAGCTAAATCTCTACTCTGGTGGTTTGCCCCAGAATAGGGAGTTCTTCCGAACTTGTAAGAAGTCCATTGGGTAAACCATTTTGAAATCTTTAGCTCAAATCGATTCCCCTTCTTTTTGCTATTTGCCATAATTACTGTCTTGTTATATTAATTATTATAACATTATAGTAATTGGTACCTACTCAGACCTTGTGCCTTTTCCACTTGCAAGATTTTGGTATTATTGAGAGGAAGTGAATCTAAGTGGGTTATCAAGAATAAAGTTTTCTCTTTGAATATGTGACGTATTAATGAGGTAACTACTTCTATGTTATCTGAACTTAATGATTCAAATACTTCATCAAGGAATGCTAAGTTAATCCCCTTAGAGGCAGTAAGAGCTTCATTCATTGCGAATGCCATTGCTACACAAACCAATTGTTTCTCGCCGCCTGATAGTTCATCGTAATCTATAATCATCCCATCTCTTTCAATAAGAGTAACAAATTCTTTTCTAGCAGTGCCCAAATCTATATTAAATTCAATCCTAAATCCCAATACCTCTGAATATTCATCGAGGCATTTATTTAAGAACTCGAGTGATGAATCGAATAAGTATGCCTTAATCCCATTATTACCCAATGGGTCATTAATTAACCAGTTATAATTCT